ACCAAGAAGATAAATTTAAAGAAATTACTACTTGGTGGCAAGATATTACTGGTATGCAAGCTGATAGCGATGTTGTTCATAGTCTTATAGCTCGCGATGTAAATAATTATATTGCCCAATTTCGTACTAAGAAAGGTTTAAAGCTTGAATATAAAGGAGCATTAAATCCTCTTATGTATGCTGTTGACTTACAAAAAGGTTATGATATGCCTATTGTTGCACAAGCAGTTAGTAACTATTTTCTTGAACATAAACCTATAATGGAAACATTACGCAATGCTACTAATATTCTTGACTTTTGTAAAACTCAAAATGTTGGACGACAATTTCATGTAGAACAAACATTTGTTAATAATCAGCAAGTTCAAAGAGTTGTATGTCAAAGATATGTTAGGTTTTATGTATCTAATATAGGTTGTATAGTTGAGAAAGTTCATAATGATACTGCATCTCGTTCTCGTATGGCTGCTGGTTCGGTTGTTACTGTTATTAATACTCTTGATGATATGGATATTTCATTGCGGAATATAAATTATAAGTATTATTACGAAGAAGCGATGAAGATTATTAATCCTATTAAACTAGGAATTAGTCCTAAAGGTAAAGGACGTGCTCGTATTAAGAAAGCCTATGGACAATTTAATAGTCTTTTTGATGATTCCGCATTTGAAGATATCGAAGAAGATAATATTGAATTAGATGATTATGAAGACACTGGATTTGATGTATGATAAATTAGCTGATAAATGGGGTATTAATAATAAAGGACATGGAACTGTGCACTGTATTAAACCTATGGAATATACCAAACTTATTATGGTTATTCTTAAACGGATGCAAGCTAAGAATCCTGACCTAAAAGTATTTATAGCTGTAGATAGTTATTATACTAGAAAGAATATTGTTGATGCTCTTAAAGAAAATAATATAAATCAAGACCATATTACTATATTAAGTGAAACTTATATTAATGCTAACTATAGATATACATATAATCTTGCTATTTTTGTAGGTCTTGAACGTTATAGTTTGTATGTTAATTGTGTAGGAACTACTTCTGATTTTCATTTGTTTATTATAACTAAAGATGTTATTAAGACTGATGATTTAGCAGAAATATATAAACATTATCCTGCTGTAAATACAGAACTTAGTGCTAATGATTTAAATGCTGTTAATTTAAGTTCCCCCGTAGAGGAGAGAAGAGTAGGTTGTATACTACCTATTGCTGATAAAGAACTGTATGATAAATATACTGATTTTATAACTCAGTGTATGAATATATTTGGAGATTTTGATAATATCACTAAAGCTAGAATTGGAGATACTAAAGCTGGTATTAGTGGTACAGAATTTCGTAATCAATTAGCTTTGGATAATGGTTGGTCTCCAGAATTGGATACGACTATAGGATTTAATAGACAAGTTGATGAATGTTATAATCCTAATATTCTATTAGATAAAGCTACTACTTGTTATGAGATTATGCGTAATAGAAGCAATCTCCTTACTGATAGTGATGCAAAACTGCCTATGATATTAAGTCTTGTTCTTGGAAATCCTGATAAACAAATAATGATTATATCTAAAAGAGGAGACTATGCTGCTAAAGTAACTAAATATTTGGAAGAATATGGAGTTGCTGTTGGAGATTATCATGATTGTATTGAACCAAAACTTCTATTAGACGAAAACGGTATTCCGGTTTCTTATAAGAGTGGAAGCTCCAAAGGCAAGCCTAGATATATCAAATCTAAGGCTATTTCCAGCATCAATGAGCGATTATTTCAAGAAGGACGATTAAGAGTATTATCCATCAAAAATAGTTCGTCAGATGAGCTTAAAATCAATGTTGATATATGGATAATTACTAGTCCTCTATGCGATGAAGTTGCAGCTCTTAAATACCGTTTTAATAAGGTTATGTTTAACTCCACACCACATATTATATATAAGGTATTCATGCAGGGAACTGTTGAAGAAACGAAGCTAATGCAGCTTAAACCGAATCATTATACTGATGTAACAACCACATTAAGTCAAGATACAAATTTTGATGAAAATAATTATGGAATTGTTTGCGGATAATAAAAAGAGATTTATATTTGTGGTATGAAAACAAACGGTCTTTGAATTAATGGACGAGAAAGTAGAAGAACAAAAGAAAGAAGTTACTGCAAAAGAACATTCCGTTGCAGTAACAAGTAAAGATGTGAATAAACAACCTGTTGGAAATGTAGTTCACGCATTGAATAGTATAAACCTTTTAGACCCGACTCAACTAGAGAACGCTAAAGTGTTTATGTTACAGATAATGCGTAGTAAGAAAGGTGGTATTGCTAGTGTAGAAGATGGTTTAGCTGTTTTAATGAGGGCGCAAGACCTTAATCTTCCATTTAGTACTTGCCTTGAACATATCCACGTTATAAACGGTAAAACAGGAATTGATATTCATGTTATCAAATCGTTATTATCAAAGGCAGGACTAACATGGGAATGTAAAAAAGATTATAGTCCTCTGTATGAATATACAGATGGTTTTAACGTTTATGTTGAAGATAAACTTCCTGACTATTGTATTAAATGCAATAATCGTAAAGAAGCAGAAAAGAAACAAGCAGAGAATAAAGATAATGATGTAGTTTATGTATACCCTACTCTTTATTTTAAAGATTTTAACGGCAATATATATAAGAGTTATCAATGGAATAATAAATTGTCTATTGCTATGAATCCTGCTCATGCTCAAGAACTTGCTAAACAAGGTCTTGTTCCTGTTTATCGAATACCTAATCAACCTGTTGATTATGTAACTGAATACGATATTTGTCGTGTAGTTCGTGGTAAGGAAGTTCATTCTATTGGTAGATTTAGTTTTAGTGAAGCTCAAGCTGCTGAAATGTTTGAGAAAGATACATATAAAAAGTATCCTCGAATACTTATCAGTCACAGAGCATTTACTTATGCTGCTCGTGATATAGCTAGCGATATTCTGTTTGGTGTGTATGAAACTACCGAACTTAAAATAGTTGCTGGTGCAGAGCTTAACGATACAGATATTATTGATATTGAAGCTCAAGAAGTAAAGTGAAATTAACGAGCTGATAAAGCTCATATTTATAAACAATTTAATCTATAAAACAATGAAAACTTTTGGAAAAATGTCATTCGGTTTTAGTGCAGTTAATGCAGGTCAGAGAAATGTAAATTATGAACCAGAACTTGTAGCAAATGCTGCATTGGGCGGTTTCCGTATTACACCTCCTGTTTCTAAAGCACTTGGTTTGCAATCTGGTGACAACATTATGTTTGTAACTACTGCCGACAATGTTGCACAAGCTATTCGTAACAAAGTTCCTGAACTTGTTGAGTTCTGTACCGAAAACGGTCTTGATATTGAATCTCCGGAAGCTGCTATCGCTATCCATAGAGAATTTGATATGTGGGGTATTGCCAAAGGTATCCAGGAATTTGATGCAAAAGGTAATCCGAAAACTACTCGTGAACGTATGACGAAAGATGACAAGATGAAGTATGTAGAAGCACACTTCGAGGATTGCTTGGAATCTGCCCGTAACTCACAGAATGAAGAATTGGTTGCCGCTTTGAACCGTGAAGGAGCTACAGAAGAGGAACTGAAAGCTGTTCTTATGGAAGCTATTCAAGGTGACGAAATTCCGAAACGTAAAGGAAGCAAATCTGCAAATCCTGCCGGAACTACTGGTACAGGAGTTTCATTGACATTTACTGACTCTAACGTTTGGATGCAGTTGAAGGCTCACATGGGAGACCGTGCTAAGACTATGAACTTAGTATTCTCTGTAAATCCGGAAGAACTTGCTGATGCAGAAATCTTCAATGGTTATGAAAATGTAGCTATTAAAGTTGCTGTACTTGGCGAATCTCATGAAGAGAAACCTGCTCGTATTGGTGAAAAGAAGGCTGAACAAGCTGCTGAATAACTCGTCCGTTATTAGACATCCTTTTTTCATTTAATAATGTAGAGCCGTACATGGAGTTAATCTAAGTGCGGCTCTCTTTTTATCTATATATTTTATTAATCTTTTAAATTTAGTTGAAATGAGTACTCAAACTAAAGAAGAACAAGAGAAAGTTAATGCAGGAAAACCTGTAAATGCCAAACAAGAAGAAGCTCAACCTAAGAAAAAGCGTAGAGGTATTAGTAATGATACTCGTGCTGCTTCTCGTCTAAAGTTTGATGAACGTAGAGATGCTAAACCTAATGGTTTGTTTATTGGACATCTTGATAATGTAGAAATCAAATGGGTAACTCTTGGAGAAGAAGTTCAAGGTTTGCAATCATTTGCTGGTTTGGCTATTCCTATCCTTACTGTAACATTTGCAAGTAATGATGAAAATGAATCTGTTCGTCGTTATGTTACTCACCGTATGATGCCGGCTGAAAGTAATGCTCTTACTATTATTGGTGGTACAGAAGCTTGGAAAGTTGATTCTGTTCTTGGTTGGATGAAACATCTTATGGATGTATATATTCTTAAAGGTCGTCCTATGACTGAAGAAGAAGAAGACGCTTTGTGCTTACCTTTTGAGGACAGTGACGATGAAGGAAATTATATTCCTGTTGAACCGCAAGTTGTTGTAGATGGTTGGAAGTCTATGTTCGAGAACTTTATCAAGATGATGAACAATGACGGTAAACCTGTTTATAAGAGTGCAACAGGAGGTATTCTTCCGATTTGGATTAAACTTCTTCGCTTCACTAAAGTTAAGAATACTTGGCAACCTGTTGTTCGTGGTAAATCTACAATGGGTGATTTAGGATTTACTAACTTTGTTGGAGAAGGTTGCATTGAGCTTTATAAGCAGAATGTTGCTCCGATGTTGAAAGTAGACCCTGCTAAAGAATCTATCATATATCGTGAAACAAAAGCTGCTGCGCCTGCTATGCCTGCTGCTGCACCTATGATGGGTGGAGCTATGCCAGGAGTTCAAATGGGAGGAGCAATGCCTGGAACTGCACCGACTGACTTTGCAGCTTCACCTTTTGCTGCTGGTGGAAATCCTGCTGACGACCTACCGTTCTAAGAAAAGTTAGTTAAATAGTTGGATATAAAGGAGTAAGATACTATATTTGGTGTCTTACTCCTTTTTTATTATCCACGTTTAAGATGTTAAAACCAATATGAGAAGAACTTTAACTAACGGTAATCTTACTAAAGAATTTATACTTTCTAAAATAAGTCAAGTAAGCATTTTTAGTGCTTATACAGGTGTAGATACAGAAGTAATAGAAAACTGTATTGAAACTGGAGAATTTATATCAAGTCCTTTTCGTGTTGATGAACATCCTAGTTTCGGTTTTAGATATGACAATCGTGGTAAATTAAAAGCTAAAGATTTTGCTGGTTATTTTCATGGAGATTGTTTTGATGCTGCTGCATTAGTTATCAGCGAGATTATTCATAAAAATGTTGATATATCTAATAAAGGCTGGTTTATATTTGTTCTTAAACATATTGCATATACTTTTAGAAATATAATATATGATAAGGATAAAGACGAAAATATTGAAGGAATAATAGCCAAAGGAGTTAATGCTGCTAGAAATAGAAAACCTATTATAGAATTTGTTCCTAGACAATGGAATAATTATGATAAGAATTATTGGGGGAAATTTCATGTCCCTATTAGTTATCTTAATACTAACTTTGTTTATCCTGTTGATTACTTTTATATTAATAGAAAAGTTAATCCTGAACCTAAATATTATTATGAGAATGATAGAAAGGATGTATGTTATGCTTATATGTTAGGACAAGATAAACGAGGTATATATAATATTAAACTGTATTTTCCTAATAGAAAACATGGAACTATTAGATTTATTACTAATAGTAATTGTTTAGAAGGATTACTCAATCTTGAACTTAATGAATATGATTCTATTATTATAACTAAAAGTACTAAAGATAGAATAAGTCTTAGAGCGTATTTAGATGCAATAGACTTATCCATCTCCTACGGGGGAACAGCCCTGCGAACCATAGGTCTTGTTAATATACCTCATGAATCATATAAACTTAAACAGAACGAATACGATTGGCTACGAGCAAAATGTCCTAATGGACTTATATTGTCTTTAATGGATAATGACAATACTGGTTATCGTGAAGCTATTTGGTTAAGAAATAATTATAATATAATACCATTATGTATTCCTAGAGAATATGAAGTTAAAGACTTTGCTGAATTACGTAGTAAATACTCAATCGAAACTATAAAAGAACTTATTAATCTATCATATAACTATATAGCAGATAATTATGCAGAAAACGAATTTTCTTGGGATACGGAAAAAAGCTATTCTGTCCCGTTCTAAAGGTATTACAGGTTATGAGTATGTAGTTATGCGACCTATTACTAAAGAAATAGAGCATGAACTTGATACAGACGAAAAGACTGTTTTACCTAATGGATCTTCTATAAGTAGAAAATCTATTTATATTTATGGAGTTGTTGATGTTACAAATCCTAATGATATAGGAATTATTAAAAAGTTTAATTTATTAGATGATTCTGATAAAAGAAATATAATTCCATCGGGATTTGATTATTTAGAAGGAGTTGCACACCACGATGGTATTATTAAATATAAACCTACTTGGGATATTGTTGAATGGTTTAAATACAATCATTGTTTGATTGGTAAACCTGAACGTATTGTAATATTTCAATGTAGCAAATCGTCATTATAATGGTAACACTTGACGCGCAAGATATACGATTTGTTGAAGCACATATTAAACAATATGGTGGAATAGACAAAGCTATACAAGTTGTGCTAAAAGAACTTGATGCTACTTTAGTTCTTCCTGATGGTAGTCGACCTCGTCAAACTAATAGCTATGTTTGGCAAAGAAGTGATGCAGAATTTGCTTATCTTCTAAACAAAGCTATGGATAATGGAATGACTAATGAAGAATATACTAAAGTTATGGAACAATATGGAGAGGTTTTAAAGAAAAATGAATTATATGAACTTGAGAATCCTCCTGTTGTTTATAGTAAGAAGGTTCATAGTAGTAGTACTCGTAAAGTACGAGTTGATAAAGTTCAATCTATGTTTGATGGTGATATTCTTAAAGTAGGGGAAAAAGCTGTTAAAGCTAAACCTAAAAAAGAAACTGTCGCGGAACGTAAAGCTAGAATACTTAGTAATAAAGCTGTTACATTTGCATTTGGAGGTTTTAAAGCTAAAAACTAAATGGGACAATGGTTATATAGAAAGAATAATAATGAAGTACCTACTTGTTGGAGTGCTGAATTAGTTGAAAATGCTTCTAAGATTAAAGTTAGTTATGGGATTGTTGGTAAAACTATAAGAACGGATATTTATAGAGTTACACAAAAAGACCCTGCTGCTGAACTTAAAAGTAGATATAATGATAAACGTAAGACTGGTTATGTAACTATGGAAGATATTAAGGATGATGGGAGTATTATTCTGCCCCCCGAAGAGGATGTGGAGGGAGCTGAATCTAGATACCTTATAGATTATCTTAATACTTATCTTCCAGATTATCGCACAAATGAAAATAATGGTGGACTATTACCTATGCTTGCTAAATCTTATACAGGTAAAGTATGGGATAAAGTTTCTGTTATGCTTGGACAATATAAGATAAACGGTCTTAGATGTTTTATTAGTGCTGAATATAATACTGTGGATATGTTTAAGCCTGTAAGACTTAAATTCCAATCTCGTGAAGGTATTTATTGGAATACTCTTAATAATCTTGAAGAATATCTTCTTACTTATCTTGATAAAAAACTTATTAAATATATGCTTGATGAGGATTGGGTATTAGATGGTGAGGTTTATCTTCCAGGTTATACTGTAAATCAGATTAATCATTTTGTTAAAGACACTAATTGTGTTGAAAATAAAGCTCTTCAGTTTTGGTGTTATGATGTCGCAATTCAAGATATGAGACAAGAACTTAGATATAATCTTCTTGAAAATCTTTTACCTAATAAGATAACAAGATTTTCTACTCTTGAATCTCATCTTAATAATAAAGAACGTCTTATAGTTCTTCCTATTCATAGTATTTCTAATGATTGTGCAGCTAGAAAAGCTAGAGATTTATATATTGGACTTGGATTTGAAGGGCTTATTCTTCGTAATCCTGATGCTGACTATCAATATGGTCGTCGTCGTGTTGGTTATATGGAGAAGTTTAAATCTGCTACTGATGGTAAGTTTGTTATATTAGATATTTATAAAGAACCTAAGAGAGACTTACCTATTATTCTTTGTCAGAATGATGTAAATACTGCTAAATTTGAAACAAGACTTAGTGCTACTCATGAATATCAACAAACGATATTAAGAGATAAACATCTTTATATTGGAAAATATCTATTCGTTGAATTTGGAGAACGTAGTGGTGTTGAAAAAGTACCTTTTCATATAAAGAAAACCAAAATAATACTTGATGAATAATGTTAGATTAATATATAATATTATTGATACTACGGTTGATAAAGATAAACCGTATTATGTTGTTAAAGATAATGTTATTTATATTAGAGATAAATCTCTATTTGATAATAAATATTATCTTGAAGCTGATTATTATAGTCCTACTGAAGGTCGTAAATTAATTATTATACTTAGTAAAGAAAAGATTAATAATAATTGTCGTCAATGTAAAGTTGATAATTATGGTAGACTTAAAATAAGACCTGTTGCTCATAGAGAATATTTGCAAACAGTTTATAGTAGAGATTCTAATATTCAATTTGTGTTAGATAGTATGAATGATGAATTTGTTGCTTATAGAATTTAATATATAGATACTGGTTAGTGATTGAGTTGCGGAAGTGGTTGTAGATTTTGATGTCTATGGCTGCTTCCGCTTTCTTGTTTTATGCTGGCAAAATGTACTACGATGTGCCCGTAGATAGCATTCTTTTGCCCGTCATGGCATTTAACCCTATCAGCCAATGTCTTGTTAAGATTCTAATTTGCGTTCAATGGTGAGCCTTAAAATGAGTCAAAAAATATATTATTATTATATAACTTGGTATACTGTTGTTATTGTTACATTTGCGAATGTAATTAAACCTATTAGATATGATTAAAGATATTAAACCTATTATCGGTATAGCAGGTAAAACTAAGTCTGGTAAAGATACTGTTGCTGGTATGATTGTATATATTATACGAGAAGGACTATTTAGAGCCGATTATAGGAATTGGAGTATACGTTTTGATAAACCAGGAGTTACTAGAGAAATTGGTGCTATTATTCATTTTGCTGATTTTGTAAAAGATATTTGTTCTAGAGTATTTCTTATTAATAGAGAATATTTTGACAAAATTCTTTATAAAGAACAATTATGCTATCTTATGGATAATGGTAAGTTCGTTAAACTTAACGAAGTACCGAGCGATTATATAATTGCTAATTATGCTATATTAAGTACTACTTCCATTGCTTCTCTACTTAAAGGTTATAACAATAAAGTTGCTATTAGCCTTAGAACTATGTTACAATATGTTGGAACAGAACTTGGTAGAAATCAATTAGGAGATAATTGTTGGATTAATGCTACCATGTCTAATGCTGGTATAATACGTAATAGATTTGGATTTTGTGCTATAGCTGATGTAAGATTTGCTAATGAATGTGATGCTATAAGAAATCAAAAAGGAGGATTTGTTATTAAAATTGAAAGATATGATGAGGACGAAACTAAGCTTAATGAGTTTGCTCATGTTAGTGAATCTCTTGAAGGTATTAATCCAGATTTTATTATTGATAATGATGGCAATAAATTTAAGTTATTTCACCAAGTGTTGTCAGTATTAGATAAGATAAATCAATCTTCTCATTCCCTACGGGGGAACAGCCCAAAGTAATATATGGAATATGTTGTTATACGTCCGCCTATTAAAAGTGTTACACATCCTGAAACTATATTAGCTCATTATGTAGTAACTAGAACTAGAATACGTGAAGTTATTAATGCTTATTATGATGGTAAATTTATAGTTAAAGATGAATATCCTCCATTAGGAGTATTTAAAGTTATTGTTGGTAAACGTAAAGCTAGAACTTTTATTGAGGCGGCTCAATTAGCTAGATATAAAAATTACGAATATGAAAATAGTAAGACCGAAAGTATATGATAATAGTCAAATTGTACTTTATAAATATAAACAACCTATGGTTCAACGTTATCTTCTTGATAACTATGAATCTTGTAAATCTTATTTTGATTAAATTGCAGATGGAATGGAACCTCAAGATGCAAGAGGAGAATTACCTCTTGATTTAGCTACAGAAGTTGTTTATACATATAGCGTAAGTGAGTGGTGTCATATTATTGATTTAAGATATTTTGGTAAGACTGGTGCTCCACATCCAAATGCTAAAATTATTGCCGGTATGATTAAAGATAAACTTGAAGAACATGGATACGATTTTGGATGAATATAGTATAGAAGGTAGAAATCTATTAGACATTGATATTACAGAAGAGAAAGAAATTGGTTATCAATTTATATTCGATACTAAAATTGATGATGATAAAAAATTTGTTAGACTTAAATTAGAAGTTATTAGAGTTAATTATTTTGATTGTAATGGTTCTACTTGTCCTCTAAAAGAATATAAATGTAATGGTATAAATTGTAATGTTAAATTAGTAGAAATGTTAAAATGAAAGTAAGTCAAAATACTCGTTGTGCTTTTGGACTTCATAAATATGAAGTTCTTAAACAAGAAGATATTAAAGATGTTTATGGTCATGTTATTGGAATAGCGATTATAAGTCGCTGTTCCAATTGTGGAAAGATTAAAACGTCTTATGTATATACAATTAATGGTAGACCTTAATAGTATAAAGATATGGAAGATAATAAAAGACAAAGTTTATTTGCTATTAATTGTGAACTTGAAGATATTTTCTTTGAGATTGAAGAGGCTGGTGGTGAAGTTACAGAAGAGATTCTTGCTAAACTTGCTATTACAGAAGAAAACCTAAAACAAAAACTTGATTGTTATCGTAAAGCTTATACTACTATTAGTTTAGAAGCTGATGCTTGTAAGAAAGAAGAAGCTCGTATTGCTGCTATTCGTAAGACTAAAGAAAATAATGCTAGACGTCTTAAAGATAGTATGTATGAAGCTGTTGTTGCTTATGGAGAAACAAATAAATCTGGTAATAAAGTTATTAATCTTGTAGATAGTAAACTTTATACTAAGAAAACAGAAGTTGTTGTTATTAATGAAGATATTCTTTTTACGTTTAAAGATTTAGTATTTGACCAATTTAGAGAACTGTATAATAATGATATGCTTGATATTAGCGATACTAATGTTGATTCTCTTGACCCACAAGGATTTATTGATGTTATTAATGCTAAGTTTAAAGCAGAATATTCTGAACGTGCTGAACGTATGATAGAAGAATATGGTAGACTATTTGTTGTTGAAGACCTTATGCTTATTAATGTTAAGTTTGAAACTTCAATAAGTTTATATGATTTATTAGGTAGGTCTAATTTTAGACTACTTGAAGGATTCTTTGATACAGAACATCTTTCTAATGTTGTTCCTGATGTTAATAAAACTGTAATTAAGAATATGCTTAAAGATGGTATTCAAAGTTCTTTTGCTAATCTTGATTACAATGAAAGCTTAATTATTAAATAAGATATTATTATGTTTGATGTTGAAGATAAGCTAGAAGCTATTATTAAATATATAATAGAAACTAGAGGAATTAACGATAGAGATAGAATTATTGATATTATTAAGGACTTATTAAATACGATGTAATTATGAGTTATTATATAGCTAAAGGAGTGCCCTGGCAGTATAAAGGAGTAACTGATGTTACTGATTGTAAAACTTCAGAAGATGTTATAGCTAAAGCACATCTTGATTGGGAAGTTGATAAATGTGAACTTTATGGTAAAATGTCTGTTAATATAAATAGTGATGAAGACTTGGATAAAGTTATCGAAGAGACAAAAGATTCTGATACCCATCTACATGGAAAAGATATTTTCCGGATTTGTCCTAATGCTTATTCTACCTATCGTACTGATTATAATATTCCTCTTGGAGTTGTTAAGGGAAAATATACACCTGTCCAAAATAAAGAAGCATTTAAGTTTTTTGATGATGCTATAGGTAGTGGACAAGCTTTATGGCAAACTGCTGGTAGTTTTGGAAATGGTGAACGTATTTTTGTTAGTGCTAAACTTCCTTCTAATATAATGGTTAAAGGAGACCCTGTTGAAAACTATTTAGTATTTACTAATAGTCATGATGGAACAGGAGGAGTTAAGATATTATTTACACCTATTAGAGTTATATGTAGAAATACTCTAAGCGCTGCTATTCGTACTGCTACTAATTATGTAAGTTTTAGACATACTGCTAGTGTTTATTCTAATATACAAATTGCTCATGAAATACTTGGCATTTGTAATACTAAACGTAAAGATTTAGAAGAAGCATATACTATACTTGCTAATATTAAAGTTACTGATGAAGACGTTGTGAAGTATATTTGTGAGAATATTCTAAATGAAACGGAAGAAGAAAATCTACTAAATACTGGACATTCTTACAAAGAACTTTGTTATCGTAGTAATGCGGCTTATGAAGATTCCGGAATATCTATGCGAAAACTGAATGTTATTAGTTCTACTTGGAACTATTATAATGAAGGTATTGGACAAAAAGATATTATTGGAACTGCTTGGGGAGCTGCTAATGCTATATCTGGATATTATTCCAATATTTATAATGCTGTTGGTGAAAAGAGATTTGATAGTCTTATATTTGGAGATAAATCACGTAAAATTCAAACCGCTTTTGCATTAGCAGATACATTTAATTAATATGAAGATAATATATAATAATATCATACCGTTTAAAGGTTATAAATGTATTAACCTATTTGGAATACTTTTTGCTAGAAAAGGAGTTAGAATTGATGATAGAACCATTAATCATGAATCTATTCATACTGCTCAACAAAAAGAATTGCTATATATTATATTCTATATATTATATCTTGTTGAATATGTGATTAAATCTATTATTCTATTCCGTCATGCTTATAGAGATATTAGCTTTGAACAAGAAGCTTATTATCATGAAGAAGATATGGAGTATTTAAAGAATAGAAAACATCATGCTTGGATTAAATATTTATTCAAAACTTATAAACGGAAATAACAATGGGAAATTTAGCTGTAGCTATTGCAAGCGCTATGTATGATTTTAAAAATGGTACTATTGAAACTATTGATGAACTTATTGAACAACTTAATGATGACATTAATAATGTTTCAGTTAAAGTATGGCGTGAAGATAAACGTATTCCGTTACCTAAATATGGTAAAGAAGGAGATGCTTGTTGTGATATTTATTGTAAATCTGTTGAATACGATTCTGATAAAGACCGTTATATAGTTCATACAGGATTACATTTTGCTCTTCCTGATGAATATGAAATGGAACTTCGTCCTCGTAGTAGTAATACCAAAACTGAATTTTATGTTCCTAATGCACCTGGAACTCTTGATTGGGGTTATCGTGGAGAACTTCTTATCATTTTCAAAGGACGTACTAATAAATATCTTGTATCAGCATTTAAAGAACTTAAAGATACAGTTCGTTTTACGCTTGGTATTAAGAACCATTTATTAGATAAATGTTCACAAGATTTTAATAAAGTTTCTTGTGAATTTCCTTACCGTCCTATGACTGATGATTTTGAAGGAGACCGTATTTGTCAATTACTTGTTCGTCGTAGAGAACAAATTACTTGGGAAGAAGTTGAAACTCTTGAAGAACTTGGAATTACTGAGCGTGGCGAAGGAGGGTTTGGTTCTACAGGTGGTGATGGTGAAACTAAAACAGAAGAAGCTCCTAAAGTTGAAGAAGTTGATGATGATGAGCCAGCTAAAGTATCTGGAACTACACAAAATCGTTTTGCCAAATAATGCTTGAAGATAAACCTCTTATTGAACATACTTATATTCAAACTAGAAGTAAGAATGAATATAAAGTAGTTGCTGTTGGTAAAATTAAATGTCCCGAAAGTGGTTATTGGTATGATGCAGTATTCTATGTTCATGCTGATAATTCACCTGGATTTTATAGTAGAACTATTCAGAATTTTATGAGTAATTTTGAAGATGTTGAAAATATAGTTGAAACATGATACGAATCACTTGCTATACCAAAAAGAATTGTGAAGCCTGTCATACTATGATTAGTATTATAGGTAATGCTGTTGCAGAAGTTAATGATGATTGTAATATTAATATTGTAAATGTTACTAATCTTCCACCAAATAAACTTGTGGAACTTAATGTTGAAATATTTCCTACTACTATTATTGAAAAAGATAATAAGGAAATTACTAGATTAAAAGGAACTTTTCCTGAGAATTATATTATAGATATTATTTATAAACTTGAAAAAGAATGAAAGCAATTGGAATTAAAAATGGTTGACCTTGTACCAATGACAGCTCGTGAAGCTAACGATAAAGGTTATAGAATTGGAGAACATTCATTTGAAACTGAAGGTTATGAAGTAACTTATGGTGATGGATATAAATCTTGGTGTCCTAAAGAAATAGCTGATGCTGCTTATTTTCGTTTTAGTCCAGAAAATGATGGTACTAAAGTGAGAACACGCTAATGTTCATAGTTAAGTTATACAGAATGAGCCTATCATTGTTATCAATGGTAGGCTTAATTATTTCATCTCATCATTCCCTTACGGGGCGCGGAGGCAACGTAGTTGCCGACCTTAAAGTCAGAAGAATCTACAGATATTGTAGACATTGACAATTAAGATATTATCTAAGAATCGGTTGCTTCGCAACCTCAGCCCCCCGTAGAGGATATGAATGAGATATATCACTAACAATTAATATAGATAAAGATATGAAAGATAAATATGGAAGATATTACAATCTTGATGATGAACAAGATTTACAAGATTATATAAGTAGTCAATCAAATTATCAAGTACCTAACGAACCTGAAGGTATTGGTTGTTTACCAGGCTTTATTATAGGGATTGTTATATTTGCTTTGTGTTGCGCTGCTTTTAGAGCTTGTGAACGAAATATTAAAGACCCTAATTCTAGTCAATATGAATATTCATTTTTAGATTAAGTATGAAAAAGAAATTTATATGACTGAAAAGATTAATATGTAAAATACATGGTTATGATAGAGTTTTTGTGATTGAACCAAGAACTCGAATTAAAGGTAAGTCCCTACATCGTTATGGAAATCTTGTTATTAGTTTTAATAGAAAAGGTGGTAAAGGTGGGGGTGTAAGAGTTGTTGATGGTGGTTATTATGTTTGTGCTCGTTGTGGAAAGAAATTGACAAATTGGGAACGATTATAAGGCTCTCTGTTGGATTTTCTAGTCTGATTAATATAGTTGTTCAGTTCAATAAAGAAAACGGCAAGGCGAGCCGGAAAACCGCCAAAAAGCAATAGTTTAGTAATAGAAAAGCCCGTAGGCTAGAAGGATGACTGATTCCTTACTAGTTCTACGGGCTTCTTTTTTTATCCGCAGTTAGACCTGCTTTAATTTCTTATAACTACTTTTCCATTAGAATCAAGTTCATAACCATTTGGATATTTATCATTAAGACATTCAATAAAAAATTCATAATCTCCTTTAAATAAAAGATTGTGATTAACTATATAAAGACTCTTTTTTGTAGTTTTAGCTAATAATGCAGAAGCATCTCCAGCAGCACTATAATCTACATTTGGTCTAACTAAACAATTTAATCCACTAGTAAAAGAACTTTCTCCCATACCACAATAACCTCTAAAATCTTCATATTTAATCATTATAGAATTGGAATTATATTTTAAATGAAGATGTATATAATTATATATTCTAAAAGCTGCAATATCCCAATTAAGAGAAATTACTCCAAGTATTGTAGAAGAACTTAAATAATCTCTTCCAGTAATTTTCTCAGTTATAATTCTATATTCTTTATTTATTTTACTAGACTTTAAAATTTCGTCTTTATATTCTTTAATAACTGTTTTAGGAAACGGTGTTGGAAGAATATTTTCAGTTACAATCATAGCTTTTTTACGAGCTATATCTCCATAAGCCGTATTAGCTTTAGTTTCATACTTATTAAAATTTGGCATAATATTTGGTTTAATTCTTATATTTTCGTCTAATATACGACTTTTCCCGTGAAATAACAAGGAGAGAGTGTTAAACATTTAGTTAACGCCTTGCTACAGCAACGTAAAATTTTTTGTAACGCATTGATTATCAGTATGTTACAGCCGTTTCTCTATCTATAAGATATAGCGATTTATATAAAAATTCGGTCTATGATTAGACTTATCATCCAATCATAGACCTTATAATTACTTCCCATTAACAATCCATTCAGCAATAGATTGAGTAGGAATGATACCAAGCATATTTTCAGTCAGTTTATAATACTTATTGTTTTGGTCTAATCGCATTATACGATTGATTCCACGATAAATAGGAATTTGTCTCTTAACATAAACGGCAAGTTTATTCTCACCTTTATATAGACCGGTAGTATAATTAGGATTAAATTCATCTCCTTCAATTAGATACTTAGCAATAAATCCAAATGCAGACTGTACATCTTTGAATGATTGACCTAAAGCAACAGGACTTGACCAAAGTTTATCAAATTCTGATACAGCACCAATATTATACATAATAGTTTCAGAAGATAAACGGTCTGCTTGATAAAGAGCAAGATCAGCTATAATCTTAGCAGTTTCGTCGTCATCGTCAGCAGCAAGCAATGCACAACTGGCAGCAATTCCGCCGAGTAGACCATAAGCAATACCTGTAAGTTCTCCTAAAGCTCTACGAACATTAGCTCGTTCAGCATTTGACATTGTAGCATAATTAAATTTGTAGTTTAAGAAAGTATCAATAAATGCTCTACAAACTTGTTGTACACCAGCAATAAATAGATTAGTGCCGTCTTCGTTAGCTTTAGCTTTAGCTCTATCAGTAAGTCCTCTAAATTCTGTTGTTGCAAAATCCCAAAGACTTACATAGAATCCACGTTCAATACTTTCTCTACTTTCATTATAATAACCATTTACACGGAAATGTTTAAGAGCTCCTGTATAAATATGTTTATGATATTGCATAAGTAGACTACCAAATACCCAAGTAGATTCTATACGAGCACCACCTAATCTATCATATACACCATGAATCTTTTTATTAACTGATACAACTTTACCTTTGAATTTAGCAAGTTTACCTAAATCTACCAAACTATCATCTTTAAGTTTAGCATAACCATCTTGTAGTTCAAATTGGTCTATTAATCTAGGTTCAGATTCAAACTGTTTTTTAGCTTCTTTAGTAAGTTCATTTCTTACTTCTGCATATCTTAATCCATAAGACTTATCACTAAGACTACGTAAAAACTCTGTATTAACATCTTTCTTAAACCAAAGATAATCTTTAAGTCTATTCTTATCTTCTTTTATTCTATTGATAAACTTAGCATATAGTTCTTCAAGTTCAGCATTACCTTCGATAACTTTACGAAGTGCAACTTCTTCAAGCATACGATTATAATTATGGAAGTCTCCTATAACAACTTCTCCTTTTTGATTCTTATAAACTCTATTACTAAGCATCATAGAAAGCATAGCAGTATTCTGCATAAAATGTTCACCAGCACTTTGTGGACTATAAGCAAAATCTCTCATCTTATTGATTATCTCAATATTATCAATAGATTTAGATGTTTCACGAATATCATTATAGTCTACAACTCCCATGAGTTTAATTATTGCATCAGTAAGATTATCACTAGTATCTTTATTCATATTAGCAAGGAAACTAGGAACAGCTTTAATATAATATCCAAATTTAGCATTTTCCCAATCTTTATGATTAAAGTATTCTCCTGCATAACGTTCCATAAATATATTAGTAGAACCAGTTAGTATATTACCAATACCTCCTGTAATATTAAACATCATATATTTAGCACTAGCAATATTCTGTCCAACAGCAGCAAATTTATCCCATGTATTCTTACCTTTATATTCATCAAATAAGAAACGTTTAGCCCAAGTTTCAACTAAGTCAATAACTCTTTTAGGAGCTTGAGTCTTATAAACTTTTCTATCTTCTGTGGAAGTTCTTCTATCGACAGCTAGATTATTAAATCCTGTAAGACGATAAGCTTGCGCTTGACTTCTTATATATTCAAGAAGATAATAAAGGTCTAATTTAGTTTGCGTTTTAGCATTAGCTTGAATAGCACCTTTAATAAACTCTTCAAATACTGATTCATAATCTTTATCCATCAGTTTAACATCAAGCTGTCTATTATACTCAGCAGATTCTTCATTATGTTTCTTAATATCATCAACTCTAGCTTTATAATCTTCATCAGATTCAGTAAGACCTTGTTCCGGTATAGGTTCTATCTTTCTATAAGTCTTGTCCTTCAACGAAGCTAATAACGGTATATTAGTTTCTCGGTCATATTCATAACCAATATTATCGCTAATATGTCTATCTGGGTCTAAACTTTGTCCAAATCCAATAGCATTAAATGCGGCTTTAACAGTATTAGGTAGCGTTGATTCTGTCCTTCTCCTACGGGGGAACAGCCCTTTAGCAACGAAAGACATAGCAGTATTATTCTCTTTAGTTAAATCATAAAGAGTATCTTGCATTAACTTTCTTATTCGTCTTTCATATTCATTAGAATTATCAGTTCTATAATACTTAGCACTACCATTATAATTATCAGTATATCTATTATAATTAGCATTAACTGTTTCAGAAAGTGGTTTACTTCTTGTATTGTTATATGAAGCTACATAGTTTCTAGTATTAGCAGATTCATCTTTAACTCTTATTGTAGTCCAAATACGAATTGGTTCCATTTTACTACTCAAAGGATTAAAGATATGATTTTTATCTTCAAATTCCTTAAGTTTACCGTCTCTAATAGCTTGTTCACGTTCTTGCCAATAGTAACTTGTAGGAACAAATTCTATATTCTCATTTAAAAACTTAAGAGCTTTGGAACGTTTTTCGTCAACATAATCTTTATTAATAACATTACCGTTATCGTCAAGTTTAGGAGTAACATAACCAAATATATCATTATTAGGTTCGTTAGTATATCCTATAAAGATTCCATTCTCATCATAATTCTTAGCATTAGCTACTGTTCTCCATGCAGCAAAGAACTCTTTACCTTTTTGTTTAGCAGCGTCTTCATCTAATGCATAAGTAACTTTATCAGTATGGAATGAAACTTCTTCTTTTAAGAACTTCTTAACTTTCTCGTCTTTACGACGTAAACGTTTAATTTCATCCAGTCTATCATAAAGTCCACTAAGTTCTCTAACTTGTTCTATAGTTAAATCAGATAATTTAATCTTACTTGTATTTGGATTAAGAGCGTCTTTAAGAATATCATTAATAGCTTTAACTGTTTCATTAAAAGCTTTAGTAACAGCCGGAGTTTGTTCTTTACTATTAACGAATCCTTCATAGAACTTCTTACTATATATTTCAGTTATAGGAGCTTTATTACGAAGAAGTTTAACTTCTGCCGATGTTCCATCATTAGCACGATTAGCATATTGAGCTTCTTGCTCTTCTTTAATAGCTTTTACTTGATTATTATTAAATTGACGACCATCAATAATTCCATAATTATCATAAGCATTCTCTGTATGTTGAACTATACTCTTGAATTGAGGATTCTTTTCTTCTTTGTCATTATTGAGTGCTGCAAAAGCATCATTAATTTCTGCTTGAAGTTTCTCATTAATTCTATAATAAGTATTTTCATTCAACCATTCAACAGCATTAGCATATTCATCTACTTGTAATAGTGCATCTTCATTTTCTATTTGTCGTCCAGCACTATCAAAGTGTTTATACTTATTAATAATACCAAGATAATGTTTTAAATCTTCTTCAAAACCTTCTCTAGTTTCACGTTCAAAGAATGCTTTTTTAATTCTAATAACTTCGTCCACATATTTACGAAGATTAGAAGCTCTATTATAAGCGTCTTGAGGTTTCCATTCTCCTGTATTGAAATCAGTAGTTTCTTGCATCTCTCTAATTTCAGAATTTAAACGCTTAATAGCGGCATTGTCTTCTTCTGTACGATTACCTTTGAATATTCTTAATAACTTATTCCGTTCATCATTTAGTTTAAGATACTTAATATAATAATCAATATTATAATCAGTAAGCATAGAAGCTTCATTATCAGTTACTCTTTGATAATATTCAGAAACATATTTCTGTTCAGTATTAGCAAGATACCATAAATCACGTTCATGTTTAGCTCTTAGATATTCTTTACTAAACTCTCCATATTTATCTTTAGCTTCTGTAATTTTAGCATTTAAACCATTCTTATCTTCTGTAAATTTATCAGTATGATTAGAAACAAATTTACCAGTTACAGGATTAATAATATTATTCCAATTAATCGTTTTACCAGCTTTAGCAGCTTCTGATTTAATACTAGCTAATTGTTTCTTATAGTTCTTTACATATTCATCTCCTTCAAACTTAAGTTTATCGAGTTTAGAAGTAGCTTCTCTAAGAATTATTTGTACAATAGGATAACTAATTTCTTGTGCATCTTGGAATAACCAATCAAGAACACTAGCATCTTTAAGTATATAATTAGTTATATCAGAAAGTCCTTTATCAAAATTAGGATTAGTACTTAATGGTTTGAATATATTTTCTGCAACAATTTCAAATCCTTGCTTCAGTTTAAGATTATTCTTAATATTATTAATAGTATCTTGAATACCTTTAATATTACGTCTAGTAGAATCATCTACATTATCGGTAGCTATTTCATTTATTAATGGGAATGAGTTACCGAACGTACTAGCTTGTAATATTAAACTTATATATTCATTACGTAATCCTTCATTGTTAGTAATAGCATTAATGGTATAATCTGAAACTATATCATGTACTGTACCTTCTTCGTCAACTATAAAGTTATTAAGTTTACGTTCAAGTTCATGAGCTTTAGTTATATAAAATTCTGCTGAACGTTTAATAGTATCTTGTTTACGTTCTTCAATACTAGCAATACGTTGTTCTTCTACTCCATAATTAAGAATATCTTGATATGCAATAGAAGCACTTTCGTCAGAATTAATTCTAGCTCTAGTTTTAAGGTCTAATACAAATTGTTGAGCCAAATTACCAAGCTTAGATATATTAGTAGTTTCAATATCCATATCAATAGAACTTGCGTGTTCTACATCTTCTATGTCTTTTTCTACTTCAATCGTTTCACTTTTGATATAAGGAACAACAGTATAAATATTATCAGTAGATTGTACTCCATTACGTTTAGCATTAGTTAATCCTTCAAGTTGTGCATCGTCAGATATTTTCTTATTAAGTTTAACTTGTTTACGAGTTATAATATAATCTCTAAGATTACCATCATTATCCATTATAGTTTGAACAGCTCCTATATTCTTAGTACCAAATGCTTGTTTAAGAGTTTGACTTCCATTCCAAGCCCAAAATACTTTAGTTCCAGGATTAGCAAACTTATCGTTTATACTACGAATAAAGTTTCTAACTGAAGCATCTTGTTCAGCAATAGTAGCAATAAAATTCCTATCAGTAGGGATTATAATTTCTTTATCAACAGTAGGTTTTTTATATCTATAAGGCTCTATTCCTTCTTTAGTAAACAATTCATTCTTTTCTTCTGCAAGACGAGAGAATGGAGCTTGTTGTTCTTGACTAAGATTAATTATAGCTTCATAATATCTACTAGAAGGATATTTATTATTTATAGGATTAGAACTAAATTCTCCATGTTCATTCTCTTCAAGATTATTTAATGGAATAAGATATACTTGTTTATTGTTATCTTCTCCATATAATCCAACTTTATATAAAGTAGAAACTTTTCTATTAACTATATTAATATAATTAGTAGAAAGAACTGTTTTAGTTCTACCATATTTATCAGTAATATCTTTAACTATTCCTATCTCTTTAGCAAGTTCTGTATCTTTAACAGTACCAAGATTAAAATAATACATCTTTTGACTATTAGGAAGATATATAAGACTAGCTTTATTCTTATTATATCTTATTCTATAAGTAGGAATTTGTGGTATATTAGAATGACTACGAATATAATCTTCATATATATTATTAGCAGCAAGTTCTTTATCGTTTACAGAACTAACACCGAATCTTATACTATCAATAATTCCAGTACCTCCATCTTCACGAGAAGTATATAAAGCATTATTTTTAATAACTTTACTAACATTTCCTCTACGAAACTGATAACCTTCTACAACAAAAGCATATTTAATAATGTCAATAGCAGTTAGTCTAATAATAGGATTAGTATTATTGAACGCTGCATCGAACATTTTATATATACTCTCCATGTCTTGTTGTTGGTCGTTAAAACGAATGATTTGGCTACTTATTCCACGTGTACGGAACTCAAATCCGTTAAACAAGTTTACGTTCAGCTCAGAAAAGATAGTTCGCTGTGAGCCAAATAAATGGCTTTGTACGAAGTGTACCTTTTGAGCCGGAGTAAGTTTAGCAAAAGCATTAACTTCTTCTTGTGTAGGATTCGCAACATTATCTATATTAATATTGTAGTTAATATCGTATCCAAATCCATAGATTCTTCTTGTCTCATCCTCTACGGGGGAAAAGCCCTGTTTCAATGTGCTATTAATAGTATCAACATCTACTTCTATAATACCATTTTTACTAAGATATATAGGAGAACTTATAACTTCAGAATATCCTTTATACATATATTCAAGAACATATTTCTTAAAATCATTATAAAGTTTCTCATTAACACTTCCACTAATATAATTCTGAATACTATTAATAGCATTAACAAAACTATGAGATTCAGTTTCAAATAGACCTTTATTAATAAGAATACTAGGAACTGTACTATATCTCATAAATGCATCTAATGCAGGATAAGCACTAGGTTTATCAGTTTCTGCTAAATATAATTCTGGCATAAACACTCCTGTTTCAGTAGCTTTAGTAATACCAGGATAAATAGCTTCTAATAATGGTTCTCCATTTACATTAATTCTATTAGAATCATCACTATTAATAATAGTTCCTATATCATCAATTACTTTACGTGTACTATATATAGTTTGTTTAGCTCCAAACTTATCAGGATTAAGTACTTTAACATGATTAGCTATAATACGACTATAATCATTAATATAATTAAAGTTAAGTATAGCAGCTAAATCTATCAACATACTTGTTTCATCATATACACCACTATTTTGTGCTGCAAATCGTTCTTCAATAGTTGGAACATCTATTGTAAATACAGAAGCATTATCTTTATTATCAAAACTAATAGTACTATTAGGATACATCTTAGCAAACTCTTCTCCATATTGTTGTTGAAGAGCAGTCATAACTTCTGTAATATTATTGTTATCAGTAACTACTTCATTGCGTACTTTAACTCCTAAATCATGAGCTATACGTTTAATTGCTGTATGAATAGGATTATAATTACCACGAACAAATACAGATTGAGATTCATAATAAGCCTCAACTATTCTACTAACACCTGGCTGACGAAGCCAAGCCATAGCTGTATAAGCGTCACAACCAATATCAAATAGAGTTTTAAATGCAGCAAACGTATATTCGTTCTCATTCTTAATAGCTCCTTCTTTGATAGCATCTAGAATATGAGCAGTAGTATGAGAACTTGCAACTGTAATATAGTCACCTACTACATTCTTATTGTTCTTACTATTTCCTATTCGATTATGATAGACTATGCCATCTTTGACAGGGAATGCCTGAGTAGCAATATTAAGATTAACTCTATTACCATATCTTACTCTAATAGGAACACTAAGTTCAGCTTTAGCAACATTGAATACAGAGTTACCTGTATCACGAGCAACACTAAATGCTTTCAATGTAGCACCACCCATAGCATTTCTATGGAATTGAATCTGGTCAAAAAGATTATAAACATTTCTTTGTTTAGCACCAATAGCATCAAGTTTATCAAGAGCTTTATTTGCAGCAGTAATATCGTCAAAGTTACTACGAGCAAGATTCTCTTCAAGACTTGATTTATCATTCATGATGGTAATCATACTATCAACTATGCGATTGTTTCTAGCACGTCTTATATTTTGGTCTTCTATCGACATCTGTTTGAAGTCCTCAAACTTCATTTGAGCATTGCCAACACTTTGCCAAACTTTATATCTACTTACGGCGTCTTCATCAGTTTCTCCATCAATATATTCTATTTTATGAATACGACCATCTTCTCCAAGATAAGTTTCATAAGCAATACCATAAATAGAGTCAACGTCAAAGTCAGAACCAGTTTGTGTTACCCATTCATCGGGAACTACAATAGTACTTCCCATCCATTCAGGTAGAAAACCTACAACTTTCATAACAGCCATAGACTGTTTACCCTCTGTTGGAATACGATAACCAATACATTTAAGAACTTCTTCATCAATATCTTCAATACGAATCTCTTTAACAAGATTGCCATTTTCATCATATTGATTGAACATAGCTTTTGCCCATTTAGGTAGAAGTATTTCTACTTCTGAACCATCTTTATGATAAGCAAGTTCTACTCGTTCTCCGGTATCAGTTTCAATAGTTTCACCAGCTTTAAGTTGTTTACTCTTTTTAATAAGTCCATCAAGTCCAACACTAGTTATCTGTACTCCATGCCATCCAGGAAGTTTTTGTCTTGTAATAAACTTATTAAATTGACTTTGAGCAATACTTTCAATCTTACTTGAAACTATATTCATATAACTAGGCATAACAGGTCCTGCATCTTCATTCTTAACAGTAAGATATTCAATAGTATTACTATCAAGTCCAAGACGAGCAGCTTCTATTAATGCTAGTTTATATATACGATTGTAATCAACTTTACCGTTATTGTCTCCTATAATACGATAGTTTTTATCAAACTTAATACCATACTTATCCATAAGACTATTAAAGTCTTCACGAATATTAGCAACATAAGCTCTAATAAAGTTATTCTTATGACTAGCAACAGCAGCTTGACTATTATCAAGTATTTTTTTCATCACTTGAATACCTGCTTTATTCTGAGCATCAACCATATGTTGAGGAACATCTTGTTGTTTATAAAGATACATATAACTAAATGGTTGTTTAACTTCTTTAGCTTTTTCTCTAAATACAGCAAGATTTTCAGGAGTTACAACTCCTTCATCATCCCAATAAGTAAGTACATCATAATTAGCAGCTTTACTTGTTTCTTGAGTATTAACTTGGTCAATATCATTTTCTATCATGAAATTAGCAAGTTCTCCCAAACTTGTTCCTTCAAGGAACTTAGGTACAAGAACAAATTCTGCATTCTTAATCTGACGTGGAAGATGTCTACCAAAACGTTTATTATAATAATGGTCATAGTAGAAGTTCTTCATTACTTGTATAAATCCTTGTAATTCATTAGGATTAATTTGGTTAACATCAGTTGTATTATCAGTTAATTGTTCAATCAATCTAGCATATTTAGGATATTCTCCTAATATCTTCAATCGACGAGCAGCTTCATATATTGTAATATAAGATTGAGCATCATTAATAGTAGTAGTTGTAGCACTACTTTCTCCTTCACGTTCAGCAGGAACATAACCAAAACCTTCTGCAATTTCTTCTGCTTTAGCTTTATCTGTTCCAGCAGCTATAAGTTTATCATAAAGTATATTACGATTACTACTAGGTCTGATACTATTCTTAACAGTAATAGCATTCCAACCAGTTCTAAGTGTTACAGGTTTACCATTAGGTAAAGTTAATACTTTATTTCCATTCATAAGTTGAGAACCTGCTATCTCATTAACTGATTGAGTAAATGGACTATCAACTCCTTGTGTAGATTTATAATTAGTTATAGAATAACTTGTTCCACCAGCTTGACTTTCTTTAGCACGTTTAAGAAACGTTTGAGGGTCTTTATAATACTTACTATTACCTTCAAACAAATCGTCAAAATTAGCAAAATGAATATAAGCATTAAGACCATATTCTATAATTTCATTATCGCTAATACCTTCAAGGAATGAACCAAACTTATTATGAGTCTCGTTAACAAAATAAGTTTGATAAGTATCAATCCACTTAGTAACTAATTGTTCAAGTTCTGATTCAACTCTTTCACTAAAACTGATAGTCGCAGACGCATTTGACGATTCTGAATATCCTGATAGATTAATTTCCCCCGTAGAGGATGTGGAGGACACTAATCTCTCAAGCTCTTCACCAATATTATAACCAACACTACTATCAAGTTTAGTAAATTTGAAAGCATTACCTGTTAGTTCATTACCATCATAAACTCCTTTTTTAGGATTATAATGAAACCATTCAACAAGATGTTCTTTATCGTTATGTTGTACATCATAAAGAGCTTTATAATAATCGAATATTTCTCCTTTAACAATATTCATAAATCCATTAAATAATGGATGCTTTTTATTTATAGAACGAGCTTCTGGATGATTAACTTTAAATTCTTCTCTAGCAATAGATTCTACTTCATTCGCATAAGCAGAAACATAATCGCTAAATACAGCTTGTCCATCATATTTAGCATTAGCTAAATAATAATTTCCTTTACCGTCATCAGTAAATATTCCACTAAAGTAATGATATTGCCATCCTTCTTTTGAGTCATTAATGACATAAGCAATTCTTTGTTCAGTACCTACTTGTGCATTTATATTAAGAAGTTTACCCGGACTTGTTTTAATAACTTCCGGAGTATTAGTAACAAGATTGATAACTTCTTCTACTGTAGCAGCTTGTGCATTAAGTTTAGTAAGTTGTTCGTTAGCAATATCTATATTAGCTACTTTAATAAGTTCTTTCTTTCTATCTTTTATGTAAGCATTCATAGCTTTAGTATCATATTGCCATAAATCATAAGCATGATACTTAGGCATACTTATTGCAAAGTTCTTAGGAGCGTCTGATGGTATTCTCATTAAGAATGGCGCAGTTTCTATCTCTTGACCATTAGCTGTTATAGTATTATATTTTTTATAAGTTTGAAGTTTCTTATGATAAGCATAAAGTCCTACTAAATAATAGTCCCCATCAGACATTTTAGTATAATCAGTATTAGTTCCTGATTGTTGATTGCTAACTCCATTAAGTAAATAAGGAGCTATAATCTTTTCTGCATAAGGACTAAGTTCATAATCTCCATTAGGTTTTTGTCTGAATAAACCTACTATACCTTGTTCTGGATTATCAATAAGAATATTACTATAAGCATATTCTGTAGAACGAAGTTTTTCTTTAACCCAATTATTAAGAACTTCTCTATCTCCACATATCTTAGCAATATTAGTAATGAAGTTATTATATATAACATCACTATTAAGATTACCAGCAGTATTTCTAGAATTAAGTTCAGCTTTAGATAAAGTATAAGGTTCAATTGCTAATGCTATATTACCTAATGCTTCTTCTGAACCTACAAGATATTCTCCATCAAATTTAGGTAGTTCAAGTTCTATATATTTAGCATTTGGAACTTGTGCAGCAAGTGCTTGACGATAAGCATTTAATCTACGTCTATTTTCTGATTGTACTTCTCTGTATTTTAAATCTCTACTTTCTTTTTCAGCAAGACTTTTCTTAGCAGAACTATTTACTTTTTGAGCATAAGTTAATAATCTATATAGATTATCTTTTCTATGAGTATCTACAGTTTTATTATGACGTTCTATATAATTATCTATCGCTAAATCGTTCATACTTGGAAAGTATGTTTTGTATATATCTTTAAGTTCTCTAACTAAAGAATCAAATTCGATAGCAACATCTTGTTTAATTTTAGATATAGAACGCCCACCTTTAATACCACGAACGTTATTGGCAGTATCTAATTTCTTAATCTTAGTTTCAAGCTCATCTAACAATCCTTCTATATAAATATTATCATTTTGTATAGAACTACCTTTTAAATCGTTTCTAAAATTAAAGTATAGTTTACGTACAGGATTATTAGAAGTATTACTTTGAATAGATTTAATAGTACCAAATCCATCAATAGTTATTTCTAATTTATCAATAACAAATTTATTTAAATCAGTATATATCTTATTAGCAAAATCAGGTTTAGCTTTCATATCATCTACTAACTTAATAAAAGAAGCAAATTCTTTTTTATTATTAGCAACAGCTTCTATTGCATCAATAAAATCGTTAATAGATTTAAAACCTCCAAGATTACCTATAATATTAGATAATTCTATAACACATTCTTGATATGTATGACAAGTAGGAACTCCAAGAGGATTACTACGATCTATATCATAAGTTCCGTTCTCATGTTTTTGTGTACTATTAAGTCTCTGTAAACTATTAAAATATTGTCTTACATCATTACTTATATGTTCTGTATAATTAGATATATTAGAACCGAAATCCCATTGTTTAGTACTAAGGTCTACTTCATCAGATTGTTCAACGTCAGATATAATATCTTCTGTATTATCTGACATAAGACTTAATTTAAAAGCTTCATCTGCAAAATCAGTATTACGTCCTAAAGAGGCTATCTTACTATTACAGAATACGTCATTCCAAAAATCTGGGTCACCAAGAGCACTTTGAACCATATCTTTAAAATTACGTTCTTGGTCAGTTCCATTCTCTTCAATAGCATAATAGGCAGCTTCGATATTATTTATATCAAAACTGCCATATTGATTAGCTTTAAGTATTAATTGTTTTTTAAGAGCATTCTTAGTAGTAGCTATAAGACTAGTAATATAATTATCTTTAGGCTTATTATTAGCGGTAGTAAGCTTATAATCAATAGCACTAATAATGTCAGCACAATATTGAGTAGCAGTATCAAATGCAGCTTGACTACGAAAAGCATACATTCCACTATTAGCATTAACTTTAGAAGTATTATTAACATTAAAGAAGTTTCTATTACGATAATCTTTAATAAGTCTACGAAGAGTATTCTTATTAATATTTTCAAGATTATCAGTATTAGCAACTGAATCTTCTCTACAAAACTGAAGGAAACCATCAGTCTTTAATAGAGTTCCAAGTCTATAACAATTAGCAGCATTGTTATATTCTAGTTCCTTAATTATATCATTTACTTTAGGAACTTCATGAAATACAATAGAACATCCGTCCATATAATTATCTTTATGAGAACGTTCGACAGATGAACGATTTTAAGGCTCTCTGTCGAACTTTCTCGATTAAGTCTTTACTTCTTTATTTGCAATAAATTTGCGTCTCGCCAGCAGCCAAAGAATGGTCAAATTCGGTACGTTCAGCCATCGAAAGTCCGGCACGAACAGAAGCCATATTTGGAACTATAATATCTTCACCTGCAATATCTATCGAACTAAACATATCACTAATATCTACATCAAGTCCCATAGTATCGTCTGCTTGTTGAGATGCTTCAGCAGCAGTAGTAACTTCTTCATTAATAATTGTTGATATTGGAGGAGTAGGTTCTTCTACTTGTTTATCAGCATTATCTTGAACAAGTTTTTCTTCAACACTTTGTATATCTTTAAACTTCTTACCAAAAGCTCTAAGTTCTTGAGCTAAAAGAGTATTATCTTTAATCTTATTAAAACCAAATAATTGTCTAATAAGCTCTATAACTTTTTGCCATAGATTAGGTCGTTTAATATCAGCAGATACTTTTTTTGTACTACTAATATTATTGAGTGCTTCATTAAGAACATTATTTGTAAGACTTTCAACAATAAACTCTTCAAGCATATAATTATAATCTTGATTAGGAAAACTTGCTGGGTCAACTACTTTACGAAGTTGAGCAATATAATTATCTCTATCATAATTATTATCTTGTATATATTTTGCAAATTCAGGATAAGCATCAGGATTATTAAGAGCCTCAATAAATCTATCACGAATAGTAGTTATTTCATCTATAAAACTTTGTGATTGCATAATGCCATTATCATAAATACGTTTATGCAATTGTTCATGAACAAGAGTTCTAACAGCTTTATATTGACTACCTCTAGCCAAATCAAAATATGATTTTAATAAAGTAACTTTGCCTGTACCTGTATTATAAACTGCAAAATTAGTTTCGTTACCATCAGTAACAATATCTACATTAGTAGGTATTAGTTCGTTTAAAATAATTTTACTAGCAGAATCTGCAAAATCAGGAGCAATAGCTTTTATTAAAGATTCTGTATTAACATCTTCTTGATTTCCACGTTGTTCAATAGCAGTAATAGATGATTGTCTAGCTATCTCCTCATCCCCTACGGGGCGCAGCACTTCGTACTCAATCCGTACTTTTTGTTTAGCAGAATTATCTTTAGGATTTGGTCTAAAGTTACTTTCTACATTGCCAACTTTAGTTTTACCTAATCTTATTTTGCCAGCATTATTTTTAATAATATAATCTAAATAATTCTCATAAGTAACAGAAGTATCTCCAAATGTTATAGTTAATTGACCATTATCTTCATGTTTAACGTAACGATTTTGACTTCTATTCATTGGAATATCATAACTCATACTATATATAGAACTTGCAAGAAGTTTATCAATAGTATCATTTAATTCTGCTTCTATTGAACCTCCCCAACCAGTTCTTCCAAGTCCAGCTCCTTCTACCATAGTAGGATTTAATGTAATACCTGTACCTTCTTCTGTACTATTATTTTTATATTTATAAATAGTAAGCATTGGTATGTTACTTCCAGCAGGAGCTATAATAATACGATTATTATATTCAATACAATTAACTCCATTAATAAAGTTCTTAACTCCAAATATAGACATCAATCTATCTTTAAGTTCTTCAAATGATATATTATTCATTTGTCGTTCTTTAATAGAATCAAGAATTTCGTTTCTAATAGCAATTCCTAGTTTATTAGTACTATCAAATGCTTGCGGAATTACTTTAGCATAAAAAGGTTCATTAGTTCCATTAGGCACAATAACTAATAAATTAGAATTTTTAAATCCAGCTTTAACTCGTACAGTTCCATTAGAAACGTCTCTAATTTCACCATCAGCTGCTACTATACCTAAATGAATATCATTATAATTAAATCCTACAACAGCTTTATCTATAGGCTGAGGTTCAGCGTTTATATCAAATATTGCTTCTCCTCTACTAACATATTTAACAGTAACTTTAGTATTATCTATATTATTATCAATATTATCAACCATTTTATAGTTGTTATATTGTTTAGCAATAAATTCCAAATAAGAGTTATAATTTATATCTAAGTTATCACTTACTTTATAAAGATATATATTACCTATATTACGAAGTAATCTTGTACCTACTTCATTATTCTTATTCTTATTCTTAAGTAAAGGTAATACTAAATCCGATAAAGGATTATTCCATAGATTATTAATATCTTCATCAGTAAGTTTATTAAGTCTTGCTTTATAAATAAGGTCTATAAATTGTTTAGCTTCGTCACTAATTTCTCCATTTTCCGGATTCAATCTATCAAATAATTCATCAAGACTACTACTATAACCATCTTCTGTATATCTTACTTCATAAGACCAAAACTCATTACTAAACACATATCCATCATTATCAGAAGTCTTTCGCATCTTCTTATTAAATCCTATCTTTACAGGAATATCAACTCCTCCATAATTAACTGTCGACCAAAATGAAATACCTTTAGGTTCGTGCCTAACTTCTAATTCTTGACCAACTTGTAGATTAGTTAAAGCTTCTTCTCCTTGTTTATTTTCTGTATAGATACCGATATTGTTATCTAATTCAGGGTCTTCACGTTCTTGGTCTTGAACTAGTTCCATTAGTTTTTCTCGGTCTAAAGCTAAATCTCTAGGAGAAATATTGATAAGATTCTCATCAGTTCCTAATAGAAGATATGTTCTTAATTCATCATATAATTTATTAACAGTTTCAAATGTAGAATTACTTTCTTTAATTGCAAATCTCATAAGACTTATTATATTAAAATAGTCTTTGCCATTCACCGATAGAATGTTGTTATTAGCTTTATATATATCTATCAGATTACGAAAGTATTCTGCTTTATTAGCTTGTTCATCACTAACTATCTTTGATATAACAAAATCTATACTACTAGCGTGTTCATCAGCATTCATTTCTTGAATACTTTTATATATATAATTTACACTACTAAGTTCCTTTGGAAGAATATCATCAATTATATTAGCATCGAATCCTTCATTTATAAGTTCGTTTTTAATAGTAGCATATTGTTCATCATAAGGCATATTAACTAATTCTTCATCTGTATTTTTTAAGAACTTATCTAGTACATAAGCATTTATTTCAGAACCAGCATTAAATTGCTTTTCTTGAATAGCTTCTTGTTGTGCAAGAACAGATTCTATTTCTTTATCAGCGCTATCTTCTTCGACATCTCTAACAATTTCTGGTGGTGCTTGTTGAGGTTCCCCCGTAGGGGAAGGAGAGATTGTATCATCTTTACCTTGTTTCTGTTCTTCTTCAACAGGAGCTTCTTGTTTAACTTGTGCAACAGGAGGAACTTGTTCTACTGGTTTATTATTAACAGTAGCTACAGGTTGTTGTCCTTTTTGTCTTGCTTTTAATCTAGCATGCCTACTTATAATATCGGTGATAGGTTCTGACGATTCATCGAACATATTAATATTCTTAACTATATCATCGAGTTCTTTTTTAATATTATCATTAAGTTCTGCATTTTTATTACCAGCAATATAATCAAGAACTGTATCAATATCGTTAGATTCAAAAGCATTATCTAATCGTTTAATATTATCTTGAAGAGCTTCGTCTTTTATAGTTCTATATTCATTTTCTATATATTTAGCTCTATCTCTAATTTGTTGATTAGTTTCTGCAATATCGCTATCTATTAAAGTTTTTCTTCGTGTAGCCATACTACGACCAATAACAGCAGTAGCTATATTTTTATCTATATTACTGAGTTCTTGAATAGCAGTATTATTTCTGTTTTCATTATATAAAGCATTAAATGCAGTTTCGTCAGCAACATTAACAGATTTAATAAACGCTTGTTTCTTCTTATTTATTTTACGAGCAATATGGTCATGTTCAAACTTAGTAATATTCTTAGCTTTAAGATTATCATTATTAACTTTAAGTTGTTGATTAAGATAATTAAGTTCTTGAGCAACTCCTTCTAATTGAACAACTCTATTTAATTCATCAACTCTAGTTTTAGTATTAACATCAGATATACCATTAAGAGATTTATTATATTCATCAGTATATTTATTTATTATGTTTTGTTCATTTCTAGAAGCTAATTTATTATATGTATTTTCTTTAGCTATTTGACTAGCTATATTAGCATCTTTAGCATCATTATTTATTGCTTTATTAAGCTCTGTTTCATAAGTCTCAGATACTTCATTCATTTTAGCAATAATATTAGTCATAAATTGTTTAGATTGCCCTTGCTCAATAGCTCCTGATTTGTCCATATATTGAGCTATATCTTCTGACATAAGGAAATCTTTTAGCAAATCATAATTACCTTTATCAATAGCATTAATACTTAAATCTGTAATAAGTTTCTCAGTAGCATTTTGTTTTAATGCTTCTTTTTCTGTTTCATTTACTTCTTCATAAACGTTATTACCGTCAGCATCTTGGACTATATTACCTTCGTCATTAATGACAGGACTATTAGGATTGTATCCTTCATTTAATATAGCCATATCATTAATATATTTATCTAATATACTAGCTCTAGTATCTATTTCAGCTTTACGACTTTCTGTTAGAATATCTTTATTTTTAGATATATATTTAGCATATTGTTTATTAGCTGCACTACCTATACCTTGAAATGCTACTCCACCAAGCCATCCCCAAAATGATTGTTCCCACATTTGAGGGTCTTTAAGATAGTCAGTATAAGTACGAGATTCATGTGCATCATTAAGCATTTCTCGTCCTTTATCAATTCCTGCTTGTTGTTGTATATATTGCCATCCTTCTTCAAATCCTTCGCTTCCTTCACGAACAATATTAAGAAGACTTTCTTTATCAGGGACTCGTAGATATTTTTTAATACCAGTAGGAGCTTGTATTTCTCTACCAACTAATCTAGCAGCAGCTTGTTCATTAGCTTCTCTTAAAGTTCTATTAGTAGCTATATTTCTAGCACCTTTCCAAATATTTCTTAATCCTTTAAGCTGAAATGCGTCTAATAACATCAGCCACATATCATTCTTAAAAGTATCATCAGTAGATTCTCCTGATACATATTTAGCAATTTCATCATCACTAAGTCCACGAAGTTTAGGATTAGCATTATATAAAGTTTCTCTATCAGATTCTGACATAGAGGCTAATCTTTCTTTAGCTTCATCATAAACTTGTGTATAAGTATCTCTAGCTTCTATATAGTTTTCAGCAACTCTACTAGCAGCAGCAGTTCCTATAATATCGCTGCCAACTTCTGCCATTTTGCCAAAAGTATTTGGTCTACCAAATGGCTTACCTGCTACTTTACCTATACCACGAGCTAATCGTCCAAGACCTGCAATTTTACCTAGTTTAGCAACAGCAGTTCCAGGTATTAAAAGACTTAATGTACTAGCTATACTTACAGCATTACCAAGCCACCAACCACTATCACTAAAATCAAAATTTTCATTAGGATTTTCTCTATATATTTCAAGTCTTTTACGAATAGCATCTTGCCATTCTGCAAGTTGAGAACTAACAGGATTAGTATAATCATCATCAGTAACTCCTATAAGCTGTCCAGCAGCATCAACTAAATCACTAAATCCACGAAGAGTACCAAGAACAACTTCAGAACCAACAGCCTGTCCAACAAATCTTCCTGTTTGTTCAAGTACTCCTTGATTCTCTGCACGTTCTTTATTAAGTTCTTCTTCAGTATCATAAGGATTAACATAAGTATCATAAGGTGTATATTTATCTACATCATATTGATTAAGATTATATATACCTCTAGCTAATGTACGTCCTAAAATAGAACGTCCCGCATCACTTGTAGAAGTGGCGGGATTGAAATCTGTTATAGTAGGGGGCTGTAATGCCCCCTTTTTAGTCTTAGGATTATAGTCAGGATTTCTTCTAACGTTTCCTTCTTGTGCAAACTTTAGTATATCCATATTATTGTCCCATTATATTGTTAATCAATTGTTGATAATAATAAGCAATTATGTTTTCATTACCAGCAGCTCCTGTAATATTTGCTAAATTAGTAGCTGTTTTTTCAGCAATAGCTTGTATAGCTTCTGGTTTAACATTAGCTCCTGTTTGATATAAATTATAAATATCATTCCATTGATAATAAGTATCTCTTAAATCAACTGCTGTTTGAGGAGATACAGAACCTAAAGAACGATTATTAGTTTTATCATAAACATTAAATCCTTCACCACTAGGTATCATAGTTATTTTATCAATATTAGCAAAAGCAGAAGCATTGGTTAGATTAATATTACGTCCAGCAGCTCCATATATATTTATATCTTTCTTAGCTTTAAATGTTGTATCATTATTCCAACTTTCAACTATTGCGCTATCAAATCCTCCAGGAGCATAAAGAGTAATTGGTTCTCTTTTAAGTTTTCCTTCATTATCATAAGTTCCTAATATAGTAATTTGAGGACTCCATTCTCCTGTTTTAAAATCTTGAACAGCTACTATTTCTAAATCATTTTCTTTAGCACTTCTAATAATAGCAGTAAGTTCTTTACGGTCTTCACTATCAATAGGTTCAAACATATTATTATCTCCAACTCGTAGAGCACCTGTTTGAGTAAGGTCTATATTACGTATAGCCTTCATAGCTTGGTCTTTAGCTACTTTATATTGATTAGTAAATTCTGATGATTTAATAGCACCTGTTTGTAATTGAAATACTAATTCAGCAGCATTAGGTGTAGGTTCAGTAACAACTTGCTGACCAACTTGAAGTTTTCCACCTTTAAGAAGGTCATCGTTTTTACTTTTAAGTCTATTATCAACAAAATCTATTAAATCTCCAAATACTATTCTATTTTGAGACTTAGCACTACCTACTAACATATTGTTTTGTACGTCTCTACCTGTTACTGGGATTTCATCACCATTAGTTCCTACTTGAACTACATTATTTCCCCAATAAGAATTTACTGTACCTTTTAAATCATTCCATAGAGCTCCAAATATATTAGTATTTTGAGAAATACCTTCTCTTGAAGCTTTAGCAAAACTATATAAACTTCTATTATAATCTCTTGACAATTCAGCATATTTCTTACCATTTTTAGTACCAAATGTTATACCTAAAGACTTTGCTTTATTTTCACCACCAATAGAAGCTATAAATCCGTCAAACGAATCGTCCGATGTAAAATATTGTCTAATAGCTTGTGAACTACCAAATATATTATTTACAGCTTTGCTATATTGTTTAGCATATTTATTATCTTTAGGTAAATCACTCATACTAATTATAGCATTATAAGCGTCAAATGCTTCTGCTGTATCAGGTTCTTGTCCTTCTTTCAACCCATTAAGATAATCTTGAGCATCGTCTATAATTTCAAGATTACCTAAAGCCCTATATTGTTCCATAGGGTCTTTTATATTATCTTTAATGAGTTGTTTTATATCATTAGTAGTCTTACCATCTAGATTAAAATCAAGATTAGGATTAGATGCTTTAAGCAAATCAGCAATACTTTGTTTATTAGTACTAATTTCTGCTTGTGCAGTAGATGGAACAAAATTATCAATTCTTATAGGATTTGTAGTAGTAGTAAGTATATCAGAATAACCAGCTCTATTACTAGCTCCTCCACTTCCAGCAGCAGCTTGTTGTCTAGCTAATGCTAATTGAGCTTTCCAAGCTTCTCCATATGTAGTACTAGAAGTTTGATTATAATAAGTAGCTGCTTTATAAAATGGGTCAATTCTTTTATTAAGATACTCTTCGGGAGTTAAAAGAATACCATCTTTATTAGTTATATCAGGATTATTGCCACCACTCTTATCATATTTCCATTTAGCAATTTTATAATCTTGGTCAAGACTAGCTTTAGCTCCAGGAGTATTTTCAATTACAGCAGCAACAGCAGCAGCTAATTTATCTTTACTAAGTCTTTCCCATTTATTAGTAGCAGATGAATAAATCTCACCTGTAACTGATTTAGTAATATCATTAGTAACTTTACCTTGAGAATCAAGCCATCTAGTTTGACTACCTCCACCAGATTCTTTAGCAGCCCATTGAAGAGCTTTATCTAGTAATTGGCTCATAGGAACTGTACTAACTTCTTGTACAGCAGGATTCCATTTACTACCTCCAATAATATTACCTTTACTATCAGTTATATCTTTATAATTATAAGTATTTTGTTCTTTAAAATAAGCTTTATAATCTTCAGGAATATCAGTACGTTTTTCAAGATTGTCAATATACTTCTTATAATCTTGTTGAGCACGAAGTCTACCGATCATACCAGGATTTGACATTATAGAACCATTCTCACGAATAACATCATCTAAAGCTCCATAAGCATTTCCATAAGTACTATTATTAGTAACTGCACTTCTTATCTTATTCACTTGTTGTTGTCTCCATTCATCTTCTGCTTCATTTAAATCAAGCTTAGCAAGTTCTGCCTCCACAGCGGAGGCAGTATCTATTGCTTTAAGATGTCCTTGTTCAAGTGTATCATAAGCCTGTCCTAATTTCTCCAAATCAATTGGATTAACAACAGGTCTAAACACAGGATTAAATTCTTGTATAGGCATATTTATCAATATTAAATTGTAACACCTTTATCTCTAAATAATCTTTTATCTGTATTAGGATGTGTAGCATCATAAATACCAAGAGTATTATTATAATTTCTACGATTTTCAATACGACTAAGCATATCTTGAAGTCCAGCATTAATACCACTAAACATATTATTAAGAGAACTAGCTTTCTGCTCTCTAATAGCATTTCTAAATTGAGTAGTACGATTTCTCCAATCATTATAAGCAGCAGTATTTCTACTTCCAACTCTTTGTCTATTTAATCTATCTTGATTAATAAGTTGAGTTTCTATATTTTCTTTTTGACCATAAAGATTATTTTTAGCATATTGTCCAGTATTACGCAATCTTTGTTTTCTTTGAAGAGCTACTCTACTACTAGATGTATTAGCAGTAACATCATCCATACTTCTACGAGTATTCTCATTAATTTCACTTATTTGAGGTCTTATATTAAAATAAGTTTTCATAGCAGCAGGAATTTCATACATAGGTTCACTGGGAGCTTCCATATTATTAAGTGCTTTACGAGTATTTATAGCACTAGCAACTGTACCACCTATATTACCTGCAAGACCTATAATATCATTAGTATCTAATTTATCAAATAAAGCAAGTCTCTTACGAGGAGATTCAATAACATCAGGAACTCCTGTATTTGTACTAGCTCCTTCAATAGTACGTGGTTCTATTCTAGTAGGAGTTTGAGCACCTCTAGTATTAATACCTTGAATCATTGTGTTTAAATCTACAAATTTAGGTGCAGGTTTAGTTGGTTCAGCAGGTTTAGCGGCAGGCTTAGATTTGCTCTTTCCACTTTCCCTACGGGGGGCTGTTACTTTGGTCTGCTTAGTCGTCGTAATTGTCTGAACTGGTTGTTCAACTTTAGTACTTCTAGTAGTAACAGTTTTAGGTTTACTTTCTATTTTATCAGAAATATATTGTGGACGTTCTAGCATATCTCTAAAGTCAGTTCTTGCTCCTTTAGCATCTCTACGAGCAGCGGCTTCAACATCTTTATCTGTCCCACTGCCAATAGGTTTAGCAGCATTACGTCCTGTAACTTTATATTGTTTTCCTTTATATTCGAAAGTATCTCCTATTTTATATTTGGTAGTATCAATTCTAAAGTCATAGTCTTTACCAACGGCTGCTTTTTCTCGTTCCCCCGTAGAGGATGGAGAGATAACTAAACCTGATTTGACATTACCATTAACCATTACAATTTTACCTCCTACTTTTTTTTTACGATTAAATATTCCTCTACCATATTCAATCATATCATTAAATTCAGCAGAAAGTATATCACCAACTTCATTACTACCACTTTTACCATAAATAACGTCTCCATTATTATCAATATAACCAATTCTTCCTGGTTTATCATTAATAGGACTTCTACGTTTAACAGGACTTACAGTATTACTTTCTACTCTAACTGTATGTTCTTGAACAGGTTTTGGTTTAGAAGGAACATATCTATTAGCTTCTAATTGATTAATTAATCTGCTATTAACTATAGGAGCACTAACTGTAACTTCCGGAAGATTATTAGAAGTTATACTACTTCTAGTACTTGTTTGTTGATTAGTTTTAGGTTTTGTAGAACCAGCTAATTGAGTTCCATATTGTTTACCATTCCAAGTAAATTCTCTAAGACCTTGTTTTCTAGCAGCAGCAAAAGCACTATTAAATGATTGTCTTTTAGTCTTAGGTTTATCAGTAGTAGTATTATACTTAGTATTAGTTCTTTCAATAGCAGTTCTATTACTTGGAGTAACAGGTAAATTACCATAAGCATTATTCATTGATAATGTTGGTAGATTAAGATTGCGTCCTTGATATTGAGAATTAGTTCTTGCATTTCTAAGAGCTTTAATAGTCTTAGCTTCTTCTCTACCATAATAATCTCCGGCAAGAGTAGGATAATCTTCTCTTATGCCTCCCATACGTTTCTTTTTCAAATCTGGATATTTTTTATAAACTTTAGCTTTAACATCAGAACGACCATGAAGTCCAGCAAGACGCAAAGCATCTACTGCGTCTGCTCTAGTAGGTATTGGATAACTTCTTCCACCACCAGCAAAATCTTTTTTATTAACATTAGGATATGGTTTCTTACTTGAACCATAATCTTTATCTCTACTTAATCCTCCCATACGTTTCTTTTTAGTACCATCATCATTAATACCATTTACTTCTTTAAATCTTTCTTGAGCATTAAATACTTTAGCAGGATTAGCGCCACCCATTACAAGTTTAGCAGGACTATTACCATTAAGAATAGGTTGAGCACTAAATACTTTTAAACCATTAGGACTTGTTTGAACAATTTCTCCATCTTCAACTTCAAGTCCTGTTTTAGGATTCTTACCAATATCTATACCGCCAGCTTCATGTTTTCTACCTGACATATAATATAGATTACCTTTTATATTAGTGGCACGTCCGCCACGAATAACATTAGGTTTATATCTAGTCATGATTATATATTATTATACGAAATAGATAAAACTAGCCATTTTAAAGCTCTTTGTTAAACGATTATCAAAATCAATACTAATTATCATAACCTATATCAAAATTCAACAGCGAGCAAATAAACATGGTCTACGTTAATGTTTACTTCCGTTTTTGTCCTCCACACGCCATTCGGCATACTGATTTACGACCACCGTAACGTTTAATTGGTTGTAAAGTAGTAGGAAGATTCAAATCAGAATTAGCATTAATTCCATTAATAGGAATAGGCTTAGTAAGATTATCTTTACGTTGTTCAGCAATACGTTTAGCATTATGTTTAGTAAGTCCTTTTCCTACAGTTTGTCCTATTACATTTCCAGTTTGAGCAATTTCCGGACTTTCAGTTACAGCACTAACTATATTAGCAGCTCCACTAATAGCGCTACCAATAATCTCTCCCACTCCACCAATAGCTTTTTTATTTCTATTCTTATATTTTTTATTTTTAGCAATACCGCCGTATCTCATATATTGTTCCATAAAATTATCTTGTATTTCTTCTTGACCTTCAAGTCCAGCATTAAGAGCTTCAATACTTTTATAAGTTTCTTCATTACGTTTAATTGCTTTTTGGCGAGCAGCTTCTCGTCTAGCAGCTCTTTTTCTTTTACGTGCTCCTATAATTCCTCCGGCTATACCACTAGCCGCTCCAATAATAGCACCAATAAAAGCTTTTTTTCTAGGTTTATATTTATTATTTTTCATCACTAATGACATTCTATATTATTTACACTTATTCTCTTATCATTACTATAAAATATAAATCTTATAACAAAATATTTACCAACTACAAGTGCGTCATTAAGACGTTTAGTAGTTATAAATTTAATATCAGAATGTAATTTACCATTACCTCTAATTATAGGATTTTTGGTATCTATATTAGCAATTTTATTCCTAAACCAATTAAATATCCAACTTCCATATTTGTAATAAGGATGCTTATAATCTTTCATTGTTTTCTTAGGAATACTAATATCTATATAATCAGTATAACAACAATTAGTATAAATAAGAAGTCTAAGACCGCTATAATTATCATCAGTAGCTTTATTAACAGAATATGATATATAATTAAGTACTTTATCTATATTATCATTGTTAAATACAACATCAACAAAAGAACAAGGTTTTCCTTCAATGGTAAGTTCTGTTTTGAATATATTAGTATTATCATCAATAATATTAGTATAATCTCCAAATTTATCTAAATTAAATTTATCAATAGAAGATTCTATAATTTGATTATTAATAAAATAAGAATTATTCTTAGTATTAAAGCAATCATCATACCAATAACTATGAGTACTTAACCAGTATTTACCATTAAAACTATAACTTATAGCAAAATGTTTAGTTTCATTATCAATTTTAGCTTTACCTAAACATAGCATTCTTTCATTACGCTCATCTATAGCAAAGTTTATATCAATAATATCATGTTTAAATAAATTCTTAAATCCAGGAGTAATTTCATCAAGATTATTTTCATCAAATCTATAAAGTTTATGAGCATCGCTATCATAAAAAATATAACCATAATTACTACAAACAAATTGATTAACTTTTTGTATACCAGCATATCCTCTAGTACTAGTAAACATTTCAACATAATCTATATCAAAAGCATCAGGAATTATAAGTTGTACATCTTTATCTTCTGTTCTCATACTTGAATCTCTATTGAATACAAACATAGAATGTTCGCAATGAGCAATAAGATAACCGCCAACTCCAATAATATTTATAATAGCTCCTTTATTTTCAGTTATAATTTTATATTGTTCCGGTCTAAATTTTCTCCATTTATTTTCTACGGACTCATTAGTTATAATATCACTACGACGAATAACTTTATCATAATAATCTATGAAATTAGCATAATAGTCTTTATCAAAATTAGAAATAAGTTTATCAGCATAATCATAAAAATTAGGTTTAAGTTCATATATATCATTAAGCATAGTATAATATACATGAGTAACTAATTCTGTATATATATTAGCAGTATCAGAATCAGTACCTTTAAAACCATAATATTTAGATATAGGTTTAGATTTAATATTCTTAGCAAAAGTAGGATATAAAGAATAACTATTCATTCTTACTCCAACAGTAGGACAATGTAAAAACTTAGAAGTACTATAATCCCCTTTAGGGAAATCTTCTGTATATACTCTTCCATCGTTTGTTTTAGCAGAAGGATGAACTTCATCATAATTAACTCCCCAATAGTTCATATCAAACACTTGATTACTTACCTTATAATAATCATAGTTATAATTATATCCTTCATAACCATATTCATATTTTTTATTAGGTTCATAATCTACATATTTAATATATCCAAGACTAATAAGTTCTTTATTCTTTTTTAGGTATATATTATCTACTATATTAAGTAATAATCCGAAAGTTAATTGTTTTTTCCATCGATTTATAGTACTATATAACCTAATAGCGTTAGTAGTATTTACAGCTAAAATTCCTTGTCTACCTCTATTATTAGATAAATCATTAGGAGCATATACATTTATAGATTGTATAGAAGATATATAATTAGTTCCTACAGCTCTACCATTTCCTGTATCAGTACTATAATAGGAATCATTAAATATTTCATTCCAATTAGTATTAAAGTCTTCTTGTTTTTCTATAAACAATATATTGCCAGATACTTTCTTTACTAAGTCAAATTCGGGATAATAAAGTCTTACTTCACTAATATCCTGCTTATAATCGCCAGCATTAGCATTAAGTCCTCCTGTTAAAGGAGTTACTATACATTCGCCTGTAAGTATAGGTTCTGATTTTTCATAACTTATAAAATAACCTACAAACTCTTCGTACATAGGTATATTATCAAACACAAATTTAAATCCTTTATTATATTGCGTAGTAATATAATTGCCTAAAATGCTACCTCTAAATAGTTTATCTCCGTTAGTATTTTTGTATAAAGCAATACCATTATTGTTATATTCGGGAAATACATTACAAAATCTAACATCAGCCACATCATCAAATACTCTAACTACAGGATGAGCGTCAGTAGTATCTATTGTAGTATACTTAGTAAGCAATTCTGTATATCTCTTTTTAACATCAGATATTTTAGTATCTTCATTAACATCGTAATTAAGTTCTATGGTAGTTCCATTATCATTAGCTGTTCCTAATTTAATAGTCTTGTTATACGTCATATTGTTAGATATACGAATACCATCCGTATAAGAACCATTAGGATAAACATAATGTATAAATAGATTATAAACAGCATTATTAATAGCCTGCTTAGTAATATCCCCATAGAAATTTAATTCTTCACCTCCACCACTACTATCATTTACTTCATTTATAGGAGCGTTATAAACAGGATATGTGACATCTGTCGAAGATTGTGTAGTATCCTTAGCATTTACTCTGATATTAAATTTTTCATCAGTATAAGGTAATAAAACTTCTACATTCATTAAATTATTAGCATCTATAACTTTTAATAAATAAGCAGCGTAATTATCAGTATTATTAATTCTTATAGTTTTATCTTTTACAAAACTTATATATAATTGTCCTACTTGTCCTTCATCAAAAACTGGGTCTGACCAACTTCCTGCACTAATTCTATAAGTAGAACCATCATCTGTTTTTCTATCATAAGTATTATTAAACCAGTCTTTAAAAGGAATCATTATAGCAAAATCTTTATCTACTTTTATAATATTATCTTCAGTTACTTTATTTCTAAAACCTACTACTTTAGGTTTTACATCAATAATGCTAAATTTATCAGAAGAACCATGACGATAAATAGATAAATTATAAGAAAGATTAGGGTTAAAATCGTTTTCATTTGGTTCTCTATCTTCTGTCCATTCATAACTAGTTTCAAAATTCTTATCAAAATCTTCTACTGTTTTATTATAGTTAGGTATAGTAACAGGAAGGATACTAATAAGTTGATTAACGTTAAAAGTAAATTGTTCTCCACTAGTTGGTATAATAGTTATTTCATCGTCTATATAAGCATATTCTGTGCCTTGACTATAACTTTGTTGATTAACAGCTGTAGTACAAAGTTGTAAACGTTTTAAACTACAATTATACATAACTCTTACAGAAGACCTTAAAGATGCGGCATCAGAATAAGAATCTAAATATATAGCGTCTTTATTAGTTGGTTCAGCAGCTCCATCTTTAAGTGTATATTGGTATTTATATTTTCTAGTAGAACCAGGATATTTAGCTTCTAAATATTTATCTATAAAGAAATTAGTATAATAAAGGAACAAATAAGATTTTGATACATAATCATAATCAAGTCTATATCCATTTACAGAACCTGAAATACTAGATTCTACCAATCTAAATATTCCATTATATACAGTTTTAATAGTACCTCCATATATATTATTAAATTCCGTAATAAGATATATACGTAAATTTTTAGCTACATCCGGATATTTATTAGCTTCCGTAAATTTAATATTAGGTTCACAAAACCATGATTGCGCAACTTCATTATCTCCTACTTCGACTTTATAAAGTTCTTCTATAATAAAATCACTAGAACTATATACTTTTCCAGCAAGTTTAAAATTATCTTTTCCTAAGCTTCCATGACTGTATGAAAATTTAGATACTACACCATTATCACTATTTTGTACAATAAGATAATAGGCATTATTATATTCTTCAGTTACATAAGGTATTCCTTTTATTTCTTCATTAATATCATATAAAATAGAATTAAATATTATATTAATATCGAATATTAATTGTCCTTTACCAAGAGTTCCTGTAGATACAGTATCATCGCTATAAAACCATTTAATGACTTCTTTATAACTTCCATTACTTAAATATATTTTAGCTCTTAATTTAATTACGTATTTAGAGCCAAATAAAACTTCTGTTACTAATTGACTATCGTCTACAGGAGCATAAGTACTAGCTATACTACTTCGTTTATTAATATTATTTCTTACTAATAAAGGTGATGGTTCGTTCTTTAAAGGAACTGCTCTTACTATTATATCACTAACATCTATTTTACTTACAACAGTATTAGGATTTTCTTCTTTATAATTAGCAATATATAATCTATTATTATAGTTACATAGAGTTTTTACATTATAAACATTAAAAAATGTACTAGTTAAATCGTCTAATGTAAAATCTCCACTAGTATCAGTATTACTTATAGTAACTCTTTTATTTTTTATACTATAATCATTAGTATTAAATATTTTTATTTCACTAGAAGTAGTATTAACTATATATCCTATTTGATAATGAGTATAAGATAATGTCTTATCATTTATATCAATACTTAATATAATATTTTTATTTATTTTTTCAACATCATTATTAACATTATCCGTAATAGTATAATCACGAGGGCTAAATCCTAATCCTTCTCCATCATTAACATTATAAACATATCGTTCTACTGTAATATTATAAGAATCGTCAAATAATATAATAGGATAACCAATTTTATACCAAGCAGTATATTGCTCTCCTTTTTTAAACCTTATAAAAAAATTATATACTCCACGATACATATTAGCACCATTAACAGTACTATAATTTATAAGATTAAATTGAGGAATTTCTGGATTAAGAGTATATTTATTATCTGACTCACCCATTACATATTCAGGCTTACTAAGATTTATAATCTTCAAAGGAACATCATGGTCAGAGTTTAATTCTGTAATACTAATAATAAGTTCTTTATTTATATTATAAGTATATGCTCCTATAACATTACCACCTTCCCATTTCCAATTAGTATTAACTTCTATATTTTCTTTAGAACTTTCTTTACATCTAAAAATTCTATTAAAACTAGTAAATATTATAAATTCATCAGAACAAGCTATATATCCTACAACTTTTTCATTAGGATTATCTAGTATAAAATACTTTTCAATAGAATTTTCGTTCAATACTCCATCGTTAGTATTGTTGGCTACTATATTACTAGCGTGAGCTATATCACCAGTATCTAAAAATTCTATATCAGTATCTATATTAAGTTTTTTATTTATCTCCATAACGATTGACTTATTTTAAGCCCTCACAGGCGATTATCTCGACTTAATCTGATTAATTGTATGATGTGAAAATTATCTCTACGCAGAGGTCAGGAAAACCATATCTACGAGCCTCATTTTCATCATTTCGACTACTCGAACTCATTCTCACAGATAAGCCATAAATACCATTAACTGTAACAATATCTATTATATCTTCCATAACAACTTCTCATTTATTTCGGAAAAGTATAATTATAGAAATAACTACGCCAAGCATCACCATCTTTATCCCCTGATTCAGCTTGCCAATCAATAATAACTCCAGCTTTAGCTTTATTCTTTAATTGTTCCCATTGATAATAAGGATTAGTTCCATATTGACTAGCTCCAAGATTAAACACAGGATGTTTCATACCACGACATAACATCTTATACATACAGTAATATCCAATAGCTTCAATCAATATATAATTGTTGGGAATAACAGGAATATCACATTTATAATATTCGCTATATTCAGTCTCAACTTCATTGGATATAATATCTATATATTTAGCATCAAAGTTAATCTCTATTGTATGGTCATCAACAAGGACATAACCTCTATCTTCACATCCTCTACGGGGGGCGGAATAAAGCTCCTCAACAACAGTTGCTTGTTTTGTAACATCAAGAGTATTATTATGTATAGCTAAACTTCCATAAGTTTCTTTACCATTATATTCAGTATCAACTATTGACATAGTATTCGACAATTCTAATGACTTATCGGGCTGTTCCCCCGTAGAGGATGGAGAAGAACATCTACCACATCTAGCCGATATAACATCAACTTCACATCCATTATCATCATATACTTTAAGTCCTTTTGTACTAAAAGGACAAGCAGTTCTAACAATATTATTAATAACTGCTAATCGACGTTTCTTAGGAACTATTCTAAGAACATCTAATTGCCCCATAGCATCTATAGTCCACGATATAACTCTAGGTATCCAATCACTACCATCAGGATTAAAATCGTTGTCTATTTTTGCTATTATGCGCTCCACGCTGATATTTCTTTTGGTCAACATTTCTAATATAATTTAAATAAGCACCTTTATCTACTAAAGTATATAATTTAAGTTTTGTTCTAAGGTCTGCTTTGATACTATATACTTCTTTTTTATATTTTAATTCAGCAGCATTTTCTTCATGGCTCTTACCTCTAAGTTCTTTGCTATAATATTCAGTATGTTCAAAATCAAGATTCTGATGTGCCACATATCGATTATTAACAATATCTATACTATAAAAACTAGTATCTTCTTGATAAACAACATATGGAACTCCATCATATTTAAGTCCACGAAGTTTATATATTTCAGCTTCTTCTTTATTATAAGGTTTCTTACCTTCTGCAATAAGTTTTTTTTTAGCAAAAGCTGTTTTCCTATAATCTATTCGTTTACGTTTATTATCTTTTGGGTCATGAGTCCAACGATTTATCATTAAATCTCCTAGACCATAACCATAACTATAAGCATAACCTTCTAAACAACATTTATGAACTCCATATCGATAGAACTTAGCAACATAATCTCTATATTGTTTGAATGTAACTTCTGAACGTTTTTTGGCAAGTTTAATATAAGTATTAAGAGCATTAATCTTTCTAAGTATATTACAGTACTTTACTATTTGCATTAGCGTTATACGTTCTTCACCAGCTTTATATTTTTCTAGTTTATCATAAACTTTATTTATAAGAAGTCTTTTAGGATTATATATACCATCTATCCATTCTTGTCCATATTCTACAAGTTTAATTCCTAAAGAATTAGCAATATAAGTTATGTTAGAAAGCAAATACTGTTTTAATGAATCTCTCATTTTAACAGCTACATTATGATTTTCTTTAAATCTTTCTATATCACTATTAGCATCTTCTATATACTTTTCATAATAGTGATGGATGTCTATATCTGGAGCCATAAGTTATTAACGATTTAATAAATTATCAGTAGGAACTTCATTAGTCTCTCTAGGAACTTGAAGAAGATTACGTTTAAAGATAATATCTTTTATAGAACCTATCATATCTTCAGGAAGAAGAAATTCATTATCGTCAAAATCATCTTCGTTATCAACAGTATGTTCTGAATTATCTACTTTACTCTCATTAGTTTCTATCTCTATAGTATGAGGTAATTCAAATACAGATTCTACTACAATAGCATTAATAGTTTTAAACCATTCACAAGCATCTTCTTTAGTAAAGAAATATAGATATTCATTTATATAATCATAACAAGGAATATTACACATACCAACTAAATGAGTATAGAATCTAGCACTAGCTTCTTTAGCAAAAGGAATTTCTATATTATCATAACCAGCAGTACGAATACTTTGAAAAGGTAGATTATTAGTAAGTCTAACAGGACGAGGAAGTTTTTGTTTACTTCGTTTAATAGGACGAATATTATATTCAACACTATTATGAAAATCTCCATCAGGAACATCAATAATACTTATCTTAACTCGTTGTTGTAATCCCTTATCAACATAATGATTATTTTCATAACCGTGTCTAATAAGTTCATTACGAGTATGGATAATAGCATATTTAATATTCCGTCTTAATGGAATATTGTTAGGTTGCCCAACTGCATGAGCAATTTCAGAAATCAATTGATTAATTGATGCCATAACCAGTAATAACTTTAGTATTAATATCTATATCGACAAATATACCTTTTTAATTATTATCTCCAACACTTCCACGAAAATTTATAATTGATTAAAATGAAGAAATCGGTAGTTCATTATCACAACGAGCTACCGCTTCTCCTTTTGTATGAAAACCTTTATCAAATGTCCTTGAAATAATTCCATACTTTGCCACTACCAGCATCTTCATCTTCAAACCAGAAGTTAATCGCAGAATGAATTATCTTTTCATCTAATTGTTCTTCTGTCAGATTAGGAAACCATTGTTTATACATACGAATATAATCATGATATTGAGCATTAACTGCAACATAAACATCCCAATAAGTTATTTCACGATTAATATTAAGAACGTGTTTATCATAAATAGCCTTAGCATCTTCAACAGTAAATATTTGTCCACGACAAACTACTCCATTAGCTTTAGTATGATACATATTACTAACTTGATACATAGCATACGTTTCGTCAAAATGTTCACCTTTTGCTAGGTCAGCTTGTGGTATAGTATTAATACTATATCCAGCAATTATATCTTTAAAATGATACATATTATTTGGATATTAAAGTTTCTTTTAAAGTCTTAACATCATCAGTATCAAATTCTATTACTTTGTTTATAAGAGGAATATTCATACGAACTTTACCATTACCAATTTCAACTCCTCCAAGAACTTCAGGATATTTCTTAATTTGAGCAACAAGTAGATTATCCACAGTTTCGCTCATAATTCCTTCAACATCAATCATACCTTTTTCGTCTTGTACTAATTTCAATAACGAATCTAATTTATTAAGATTATTATTAACCACTCTAGCAATAAATGGACGAGCTATTTGAAACTTCTTAAATAGTTCTGTTACTTGTAATCGACTACGACGCAAAGGTCAGAAACGGACAAAAAGAAAAGGCACACTTACAGAATTAACTGCAAGTATGCCTTATTCAATTAGTTATCTTAAATACTCAATATCAATCGGTACATCATAAGCCTTTTCTACTACTATATTTCCGTACCTTATTCATGGTAGCTTCATCAAAATCTTTAGGACTCCAACTAAGTTCTTTGAATCCTACTTCTTTATGACCAGGAGGTATTATACCTAGTTTAACATAAGTATCAAAAGTACTAGGACTACAATGTAATATCTTCTCACAAGCATAAGTTTTACTTATTCTTTTAATACCTCTATTAAGTTTAGTAATCTAATCTTTACGTTCATCATTTCTCTTAGTTTCTTTAACATGACTTCTAGCAGCAAGTAATATAAATATCCCACTTATAATATAATAAGTACATAGTAAATTAATATCGCTTATAGGTATAACAAATATTCTATCATAAGCCACTATAAGAACATTCATTAAAGTTGCTGTTATAATATATCTATGCCATTTACAAAAACCAAATGTATAACTACAAATATAAAGCATGGCTATATTAGCAATAGAATTTCCAATAAGAATATCATATAATTCAGTAATAATATTATTAATATTATACTTGCATAATGTGTTATTAATAAGTATACCCACTAGTTGTATAGTGGGTATGTACTTAACGGATAAAACGAATAATCTCTTCATCTTATTTTTTAACTGGTCTTTTAGGTCCAGCTGTACCGATTCCTTTAGTTGGTCTACCTTTAGCCATAACTTTTGTAGTTTAATTTGTTAATTCATATAATTATCTATCTGTTTATAACCAATACCTAACTTTATAAAGATTGGTCTCATTATCCAACTCCAAAACACAGGAGCAAGAATAGCAGAATTAAGTAATGTAATTTTGTTATCATAATTTAATATAACATACATAGTACTAACTACTATAATAGATATAATTAATATTAGTCGTTTAGTCCAAGTAGGAACTTTAGCATCACCATTAACATAATCTACAATCTTTATTATTATATATGTTAGTACATTGACTATAAACATATAAGCGAAATCAAAATTATTAATTATCTTATCAATTACAACATCTAAGTAGTTCATGTTCTAGTAATTTAGAGTATTTGACATATGACACTTATAGCAAAATCTAATTATTAAAGTATATCATCTTCTTGTTTCCAATTATCATTTTGAAGTAAGTCTTCAAGTTCTTTACCACTATAAACAGGAAATGGACAAACATATTCTGGAGCTTCTATAGGTTCTCCTGTTTCATTAGGAGTCATAGAAATACTAGCAAGTTGTTCTTCAACTTCTTCCTTAAACAGCGCCTTATAGTTATCCAACTTCATAAGTACTTTACCACCTTTCGGACTTCTACGCGGAGCTAAATGCAATTCTTCAATTCGTTCAGGCAAAGCAGTCTCTAGCTTTGCTACTGTAAGTTCTACATAATCAATCATAATTCTTTTTTCTTAAATATTGGGTTAGTCATATCAATTAATTCGTCTCTTTCAAACAGGTTCTTTAGCATATTAATAGATAGTTGGTCTATGGTCTTGGTGTAGAACATGAGCTTATAGAATACTCCTTTCCAATAACAGCCTAAAGCTGAACCATCAATCATAATAGCTCCAATAGACAAACCGTTACTATCAGTTCTATAAGTTCTAATAGTTATTGCTTTTCCATTATAAGAATTTTTAGTTTCGTAGAAAAACTCTTTATTATAAACATTAGAAATATCATTAGTATTTCCAACTGTGCTACAATATTGTTTATCATCTTCAGTTCTTCCTTCACTAAAAGCACCACCCGCGTTCTATACATCAGATAACCCTTTTTGTATAAATGAAGACGTTATGTCATCTATGATTCTTAAATCAGTTCTCTTAGCAATAACCGTAAAATCAGTCACAGCAGGAATAACAGTATTAATGGCATGGTCTTCTACTCCGTCTAATAGTAAACCGTTATCATCAGTATATCCACTTTCACTATTATAAGCAACATTCTTAACCTCTAGTGCATTAGCAACGTCTTTACTTAGTCAGCAATAAGATTCCTATCTGTATCAGTATTCTTCTTACCATAAGCATCATAATAATAATTCGGACTTTCCACGTGGTCTCCTTCAATACTCATAACCTCGTTTAGCTCCTTTATTTCTTCTTCATCAGGCACATCGGGGAAGAGCATAAATTCGTACATAGACATATCTGCAAAGCCGCTATTTAAAGCATCGGAAGTTCTACTAATACAAACGTCTCTCTCATCACTTAAATCTAAATCCTCGTAAATACCTGTAATATTATGAGTGATACCTTCTAAATCTTGAACTAATATAGATTCATTCTTTATTCCATTTATATAAGTGACTTTATTATATGGTTTATAAGCAACAAGTGGTAATTGGTCTCCTGAAATTGAAATTCCAAGTCCACGCCAATTAATACGTTGGTCATATACCATAGCGACGTTATTCTTATATCTCCAATTCACTTTCATAAGTAAAGCTTTACCCCCATGCTTAATAGTAGGAATAATAATATGGTCATCCTTTCCATCAAAGCGAATACTACCGTCCTCATTTGCTCCACTTTCTTCCGTGTAGGCGAAGTTATTCAATCTACCATGATTCCCTTTACCTGTCAAGTCCGGAATGTATCTTAATATCTTGTAGCTGGAGTTTGGAATCCTCAACCTATTAGGTGACAGGATACAGTTCGGCTCATTAGCTTTTAGGTAGATACGTGCATTATCAAACACCATAGACTTCTCTATCTTTATGATAGTGTTTGGGTAAAGCGTTACACCATTATACCGTGTATCGGATACAGTATATAGCTCCGGTAAAAGGTTGGCACTTCCTGCAAAGACTATATCATTGCCTACTTTCAACTTATCTCCCCAAGTGATAGTTTTTTTACCATCTTGTTTTAGATTAATTATTGCTGGATAAGGCTGAACAATATCTTCGTATCTGATGTACTCGTCAATGGCATAGCTTATCTTCTGAGGGCTTTTGGTTATTGGGAAATTTGCGTAATAAGCTCCATTAGGATCAATATGTAAATCTGTATATCCAACTCCATTAATAGTTATCTTAGATACTTCATCTATTCCGCTAGGTTGAATATAAACTGTGACAGTAATTCCTTCTTGCAAATAGATCCCTGTTTTGTTGATAGATTTATTATACAACATAGTTGAACCCTGAGTTATCCAAATATCGTTATAAGGAACATTTCCAGATATAATAGGTCTAAACTCCACCATATCCGGATACAGCGTACCCAACTTATACCTCTTTAACTGACGCTCTAGCAGGAACTCGGAAAGGGAGTAAGGGAAAAGCAAGAAAGACCAAAGAGCTAGTTTGCTGTATTTATCTTCTTCTCCTAATCTAGCCATATATAATGGATTGTTGTCTACTACGTTGCCAGTAATAAGTTGAATTCCATTATTTACATATTTAGATTGATAGCTAATAAATCTTTGTACATTAATTATTCTGTCAGTATTTCCACCGAAACTAAACGCTTGTTTTTTACAATCAAATCCAAAAGCCCCTTTTGCATAGTTATAACTTCTAGTAGCTACACCACCATTAGCATTATCAATTAATCCGTCCAATATCTCTCTATCAGCTACTACCGTATAATCCTTGTATATTGGAAGGTTTTCTACTTTACCGTAATCGCTTACACTGTCAGTCTGCCAAGCCCCTTCATCATTGATACCGCTCTCTTTGTTCCAAGCAGAGTTGTAAATCTTCATATTATGCCCGTTGCCGGAGAAGTCCACAAGCTCATCATTGAAAGAAGCGTGGTTCTCATTGGTGATGCCCTGCCGGATGGTGTCGTAGATGATATCCGGTTTAACATACTTGTCCAAATTGAAGTAGGATATTACCTGATTGATTTGGTTGGTAGTTAATGCTTTGTTGGCTATAAAAGTCCAATAGACGGCTGCAGAAGAAACATTAGTAGGTATTCCATCTCTAAGATAACCTTGAATAGAAAATTCTCTACCTATTAAATTATCTGCTGTTTCAGATCTAGTAGTATAATCATTATTATCTCCTAATATATTATTAATAATACTTGTCGGAGTATTATTAATATTAGTAGCACTATAACCAAATATACCTGTTTTACCTTTAGCTGAATCAGCTATATTGTTTATAGTCATATAACTTGTACCGACAGCACTATTAAAATAAGTATGTAAATTATCTATAAAAGAAATCATACTTACAATAGTATATGGTTGATTATTACTTCCAACAATGTCAATAAAAGATTTCTGACTTACTATCATATCATCTTTACCGTCAGTTACTAATGCACCTTCGTATAGGGGAACAAATTCTAAAGTTATATTACAAGAAGTATTAGCTTTACTAGCTGAAAACGAATGCCATGATAATTCATTAGGTACTACTACTGTATTAATACCATTATATAATCTTATATTCTTTTTTGCAGTAGTATAACTAATATATACATCATCTGTACTTCCGCTAACTTTTATCTTAAAAGTGTTCCAATAAAGAGCTGAATCTTCTTCTGTCACACTATGGTGAATACCTGTACTGTTATCTAAAACAGCAGTAATTGTTATTTTAGTATTACTAATTTCAGAGTATTTAAAACGATTAGATAAAGTAAATAAACTGAAATCTTCTATATATCCACCATACCCGCTATTAAGCTTATACCCAAAGTTCAATAACTCCAAATCACCACCCTTATCCTCAATTGTATTCTTAATGATATTACGGGTAGGGCTTTCATTTGTATTTTGGTCAAACTTCCAAAGTCCGACTATACTATCACTAATAAGAGGGTCTATATAAGACCCTCCACCTTTATCTCGTACTTGTTTAAAACAAATACCATTTCCTATTCCTATTGCACTTTTAGAACCCATATTGTAATGTATCAGCAGGTGCGTTATTTACTTGATTAACTATCTCGACATTCCATCCTGGATATAATACAGTAGTAATAGCTGCTGTTTGCCCAGCAGGTATTATTTCTACTTCAACATTATCTTCTGTAATATTCTTAATAAGAAATGGTTGTTTTTGTTTACTAATAGTTATATTAAAATTTCCTAATGGAATGGCTCCCATATGAGCAACTTGAAAGTTGGTAACAAATGTACCACCACTATATACTTGATTATGTTCCATATCTATTATGTTTTAACTTGGTTTAAATTCTGTTCCTTTTATAGTATAAGAATAAATAGTATTTCCGTTAGCAATTACTTTTAAATTAACACTAAAATTTCCTGTACCTTCTCTATTATAATCATTTACAATAAAATAAGGACACACTACTATTCCAATATTACCATTATATGTTAATTGACCTAAAACACTATCGTCTTCTTCTACTTTGAAATTAAAACTAAAATTAGTACTATTTGATTTAGGGACAAAAGTAACATCTTTATCTAATTCATCATCATAAGGAGTAAAATCAGCATTATACCATTTAATTTGGTTTGTTTTAAAATATCCAGCAATATTATTTTCTTTTCCTTTATATATTAATCCTATCTTACATCCAACTGCCATATCACAATAATATAGAGATGGTTTGTCAATAGTAACAATTAATTTATTTATTGCAGTAAGTTGATTATTAAGAAATAATCCTACAGGATTATAATATCTATTAATACCATATCTCATATTAACGTTTGCAGGACTTGTCATAATATCCATTGGTATTACAGTGTCTCTCCAAACATTTTCTTCTTGATATTTATATAATATAATATTTGTTATAAAATCACTAGCCGTTTCTGTTTGATAATAATACATAGCCATCGCTCTAGCAAACTTCTTAAATCCTATAGCTACACTACTAGACCAATTTTGATTATTATCCTCATAATTTCTAGTTACAAATTGCCATGCTATTTCAGCAATATATTTCTTATTTTCAACAGTATCATAAGCAGGATTTATATATTCCAAAGGAACTTTAAAATCAATATCTACTGAACCATCTATTAAACTTTTCATTTGTCCAGCAAATGGATAAATCTTATGATATTCAGCATAATATTCTCCAGATTCATCACTACAATAATTATGAGGGTTAAATATATGTAGAGGTAAGTCAGGTTTATTAGATATAACTCTAATTTTGAATCCAGTACCATCTTGACTAAAAATAAACCAATTACCCTTTTCAGTTTCTTCTCCATCATTAGTTACTATCTTCATTCCATAAACAAAAGGAGTATTTATATTAGAGACGTTCTTACCTCTAGCCAATGAATAAACATATCTAGCATTTGAATCAACACTATATTCATATTGCTTAATATGTATTATATGTTTTACTTTTTTAGAACCTACATATATTGGCATACTATTCAAATATTAAATATTCTGTATTATCGTCAGGGTCAGCAAGATTTTGATAATCTCTAAGACTAATAGGTTTTTGAATTACAGGAGGATTATTAAATGTATATAAAGGCATAACATAACAACTACCTAATATAGTAATCGGTTCTACATCCACATTATTACGGTTAATTAAAAATCCTTTTGCAATTCTTACATCAAGATTTAATATATAATGATAACTTCTTTTATAAAAACTATCTATTTCAAATCTTAATTTATAATAGATTATACTACCGTCATTTGTACCACCATATTTAATTACTCTATAATTATTAAGTAATTGTTCACCGTCGCTTAATGTATTATCCTTTACTATAATTCTAGAAATATTCTTATAAACATCAAACGTTTGATTACCATTAGAATCTCTATCTGTAAGATCTATATTACATATATTTATAACAAAATCTCTTAGATTAGCAGGAACTATTATTGGCGCTTTTTCAACTATATTTTCTTCATGTGTTTGAAAATTAGTAGAAAAATTATCATATATAAGTTCCATAAACTTATCAAGTTCGTTAGACTCATTGACTTCATAATTAGTTATAATATGAACACAACGTTCAACAGGGAAAGAAGCTGTATATCCAAACGCATCATAATTCTTATTGTTCTTTCCTTTGAATCTTACTATTTCATTAGCGTTACCACTATATCCATATACTGTACCGTAAGGCATTTTATCATAATCATAATTATAAGGATAAATATCTTTAACTTTCCAATATGTTCCTTTTATACTATTACATCTATATATTCTAATACGACCATCATAGAAAGGAATATGAAAAGTTAGATAATCAATATCTTCTGCGGCATCTCTACTAACCCATACTTGATAATAACCATAGTTATGAGTAAGAGCACTAGGAGAATTTCCACTATCATAGAAATAAAATTTAGTACGCATAGGTACTTCAAAAAATCTTTTAATTTTTGATAATTCAGCAGCTTCTTTTTCCGTACAAGGTTTATTATCAACAATAAAATTAAAATTCAATTCAGTACTAGGTATAAGATATTCTTCATTTTCTGTAATACTAAATACTTTCTCTTTAGTAAAAGCTCGAAGTTTATCTTCATCTTTATTATATATTATTTTGCCTAATGCCGCTTGTCTCTTCCAAGAAGTACCTTCTATTTGTTGTATATCAAAATTTCCAAGATTAAATTGACCGTCAAAAATAAGATTAGGTTCTTCATTAAAAGTATTATTTGCAAGGAACTTAACTAAGTCATAATGTCCTATAATTTTATATGGTTCGATAACATTAAACACAAATCCTGTCATAGTTCCACCAGCAAATAATAATCCACTTTTAGTTCCAACATTAATACTATCTTTATTAGTAGCAACAAAATCATACTTAACTACGCATAATACATTAGGCTTTTTCAAAGCTTCAATAGAAGCATCATCTAATTCTAAATCGTCGGCATTTATATCTTTTGGTCTTAGAATATAAAGATTATTTCCTGGAATAGTTTTACCGTCACCTAATTGAAGTTTGTTATTAACAGTGATAATATCTAATCCATCAGGATTATTAGTTACACTAGCAATTTCATTTGTTACAAGATTAATATCTCCTCCGGTTAATGTAATCCAATTATCGGCGTTACAAAATTCTTCATCTTCTATTTTGTTAGAATTATATATAAAAGTAGCAGCTTTATCTGTATCAGTTTTTAATTCTGCTCGTACAATATAAGTAACTTGTCTCCCTTTAGTTCTAAGAGCTTCCGGAACTACCTTCATTGTTGTAGCAAAATCTTTATTAAATTCTACATAAATAGCATTATAACTAGCTAATATTTCATCGAGATTTCTATCTCCATTTTCATCAATAATAGCTTGTATATAAGTAATAGGATAGACAGTATACTTTTCTCCTGTAGCTTCATCTATCTTAATTAATTTTCTTATTTTATCTTTAGATTCCATATTATAATTATATATTATATAAGTTCTTCATCTTCATAAACTCTATTGAGAGAGTTTGGTTCAGCATTATATTGTTTAGCAGTTTCTGGATTCATCTTAAACACAAGTTTATTAGTCGATTTATCTCTACTAACAAAAGCTTCATATTTATTATGTTCACCGACTTTGACAATTATGCTAGGTTCTTCCTTTGCTGTTCCCCCGTAGAGGATGTGAAGTTGTCCTTCTATATAATCCATCAATAACTTCGCTTCCTTCTCTCTACCAAGCTTATAACAAGCAACTGCACTATTAAACATAGTAAAACAATCAATAAGTCTCTTATTAGAATCTTTACAACTAGACTTACAATCTTTCAACATATCAATTCCTAAATCAGCCATAGCTAAAAGTAGTTTATGATATACAAAAACATATTGTGCAGGTATTAAACAATAAAGCCAGTCTACGTCTACTTCTACATTTTCAGCAGCTTCGACATAAACTGGTGTAATACTATTAGGCTGGTCAGTAAGACCATTCCTAGATTTATTCTGTATAAGTTCTTCTTCCATGATTATGTATTAAGAAGGTTAGTAATATTATAATAAATAACATCAAGATTAGCTATTTGCTTACTATCATATATTTCTATTTTATCATAACAATTAAATAGATACATAGTCATAACATTAATAATATCTTTATATTCCGGAGTTACAAATCCATTATCATTAAGTTTAATTTTATTAATACTAGCAGCAATTTGTTTTTCAATAAGACTATCTCGTTGAAGTCTTTTCATTGTTATATCGTTTCGTCTATTCATATCATTTATTAAAACATTTATTATAGACGTAAGTAGAATAATCTTCAATCCTTATAGAAAGTTTAATATCCATAGTATTAATCTTATCTAATGTATTAAGACCATCATTAAATATAATAGATTCTATGTCTTCTATAAGTTCTTGTTTCCATTCTTCTTTCATAGCAGTAGATGGATGTTCATCATTAACTTGATATAACGCTAAAGTGCTATATACTTTATAATATTCGTTATTAACAAGATGTAATATATTAGATTTTATAATATCAGCTTTAATATCAATATTATTATTAATAATAGTTTCTTTAGCATAATCATAAAGAGCTTTATTAAGAGAAGTAAATGAAAGTTCTATTGCTATTCTACATTTCTCTTTATCTTTTTGAGTTATCTTAGAAGTTATATTATCAATAAAAGCAACAGTCCTATTTATACTAGATGTTATATGTTCAAGATTAGAAGCAGTTTTTTCTATAAACTTCTCAGTAGTAGATTTCTTAGCACTATCTATATATTTATATACTAGTATAAATACTGCAACAGTTATCAGAGAACTGATACCTTGATTTAGAGCAATCTCTATTAAATCATTCATGGATAGAAACAATAAAAGGTTGCTATCAATATTACATAACATAATACTAATAACAACCTTAAATTTATTTACTTAAATATTTAATAGTGCTTACACTAAAGCATCAAGGATTGTTTTAAGTGTAGCAATTGCTTCTGAATTAGTAGGATAAGCAATTTGAATAATCTGATGAACAACTTCATCACGAGTCTTCATATCTCTCGGTTCAGCAAAACGAATAGTATATACTGTAAATCCTGTATCAGCTTTGTCAGGTTGTGCCAAAGGATTCAATGGATAAGCTGGATAAAGTCCAGCAAATTCATCATAAGTATATTCAAATCCTGCATCAGCAGCAGCTTTGTTAGCCATTTCTTTAATAGCAGCAGCATCATTAATTGCAGGAAGTCCGGCAGTGGTAGTTGTTACAGCAAGACCTTGAAGTTCGTCAGCAAGAACAATCGTATAAGGTTGTCCAGCTTTCTTAGCTGTAATAGTAATCTTACCTTCAGTTTCAGTATCAGATACAGCACTAACTCCACTACCAACAGTATTCGCATTAATATGAGCAGCAATCTTGTCAGCTATATTCTTTACTGTATCATTCTTACCAGCATGAATTGTAGAAGTCCATTTATTACGTTCATTGAACTTAACACCGTTCTTTACAATAATTACTGTATAATCTGAACTAGCTTCTACAGAAGCAATAGTAAAGCTAGCCAAGAATGTAGTTGCAGCTCTATATATACTTACACTATAACTCAAATCCTTCTTGTAAAACGGGAAGACAATCTGTCCAAGTTCCGAATTAGGATTCTTCCAAGTAATCATTCCTCTGTCTTTAAGACCAGCAGCAGTAACAGCATCTGTTACAAGAGTTTCAACACCATCGTTTAAATACGAAATACTAACTTGCCCAGCAACAGTCAAAGGAACTGCGGTAGGATAGGCAGCGCTAGCGGCTAGAATAAAGTTTCTCATAAAGCCTATAAATTTTTAATTAATGATTTAGTTATTGACCTCCGTCAGAACTTTGTTTAGCACCTATACTTTGAAGATAATAATTAACTGCGTCTGTAACTATATCTTTATGTAAATATTCAGGCAAGTCACAATTTACACTGTTATCTGGATTATCTTCATCAAGTATAACCACATTAGGTTTCTTAATATAAGTATAAATAATATTTCTCGGTTTAGTCGGAGAATCACTTGTTCCTGTGTAAATATCAACAACAAGATTTGCTTTATTACCATTAACCGTTACAACAGGATACCGTTTAGATGGTCTATTACAAATATCGTCAAGCGCATCAAAAAGAGATTCACGTTCTACAAGTCTACAATGTACAACATCGGTATCAGAATATACACAATCGAATCCAGTATAAAGATAAACATTATTACTATCTATAATAGTAGTATAAGGTTTAAATCTAGTACCATTTCCAACTATATCAGTTTCTTCAACAATACCTTGTGTATAAAGAGTATATAGACCGTTAATCGGACTTACTTTAGCATTATCTCTAGCTACCTTATCGGAAAAGCTCGTTCCAACATTCTGACGAAGTATGGAACGAGCTTTCGCATTAATGGCAAAGTTAATGCAAATATCTATATTTTCAGAGAAGATAGCACGGGTCTGTTGAACACCCATTTGCTGTCCAAGTTCTCTGAACGTTATGTGCATCTCCTCTATTGTCATGTTAGATATACTTTAGTTTATTCTTAAACGCAGCCAATACATTTTCGTTTTCGGGATTCTTAGCCCAAGCAATAGCTTCTTTCATATTAGCACCAATAAATTCTCCATCTTGTGTAGTAATGTTCTGATTGAATTGAGAACGTATAAATTCACCACGAGCAATAAGGAGTTCAATAAGAGATTTAATTCTAAGGTCTTTGTCTTTAACAATACTGTTAAATTTAACAGGTTCACTAGTACTAAATTTATCTAATTGACTTTCTTTATCTATTCTTTCTGAAAGAAGTGAATTAACAATAGGCAATCCAGTTACAACACAATATTGAATATATACTGCATCGAACATTTCATCATCTCCAATAACTTCAATATAGTTACGTTTAGCATTGTTAATCTCCTGACGAAGTTTCTGTTGACGTTCTTTATCTTTAGCGTCATCTTTCAAATAGAATCTTACAAACGGGTCACAATTAATAAGCGCAGTATCTTTTGCAATATCTCTATATAAAAGACAATGACGATAAAGGATATAATCAGTAATATTAACGGGACTACCAACAGCATATTGTTCTGATTCAAGATTATTCAAATCATTAATCTTAATAGCAAGAGCAGCTCTAAGGTCTTTAGTAGACTGTTTATTAGCTTTCTTATAAGCCATTTCGATTTTTTCTTCACGAGCCTTAAATATAAAGTAATCACGTTTATGATTAAATCTGAAAGAACAATCAAAAGTAACTCCAAGTTCATTAACAGGAACTTGTATGTTATTTAAATACTGTTTAAGACGAGTAACAAAATTCTCATTGTTAACAGATATACCAAGCAATTGCGGAAAGTAAGCTTCAACTTCAGCACGATTAGAAGCAAGAACCTGTGAACTACGAATAGAACTACCTATATAATCTCTTTTCTTAGGAAGGACTTTATCGTTCACTTTACGATACAAAGAATAATTCTGTATCAAAGATACAGTAATACTTCTTTTATATGTAAATGGTCTATCTAGTTCTTCTTCCTTTTGTTCTTTACTAGTAAGAACTTTATCGGCTTTAGGCGCTTGGTCATTCTCATCATTCCCTACGGGGGAACTTCCCGTTACTCCGGCAGTATTTGCAGCATTTACAGCTACTTCTACTTTACTACCTCCAGTTGTACCAAAATCCATATTAATTTCTTTTTAATGATTAATTACAATACACACTCTAACATGAACATCTTCGTGGAGTTATCAACTTGTAAACCACGTGTTCCTTTTACTTCAAAACGGCTCATATCAATTTCCGTAGAAATAAAGTTGCTATCAGCTACTCCCCATGATGCCGGAACATCAGTCATACCCTTGAGTACTTTAGCCTTGTAGATTTGCCCTTTTTGGCGCACTTGTCGAACGTTCGGGCGTCCCTTGTAGAACGAGAAGTCGATAAAGCAAGCTTGGTGAGAAGGCATCGGATAACCCGTTCTAGGATGGATATATCCGTTCTGTTTTGCAGCTTCTGCGACTGTACCCTTATCGAAGTACGAACAGTGCTTAGCGGTAATCGTATGACCGTCAACAGTCTTATATTTACGGAAATAAGCACCGTATTCAAGATTATCTCCACTACCTTGAATTTCCTTTTCTCCAAGCGGTGTCAAGAATCCATTTTCTTTCGCATCAAGTTTCATAGCTTCATCGAAATCTTCAAGGAATCCTTTACCACCCATAAGAACGATATTCATTTTGCCTGTATCTGTATCACGATTCAGTACATCTCCTACTGTTCTCTTAATCTTATTCAGAGTCAAATATTCACCATAAGTATCGTAGTTAGATTCACGGCAGATTTCCAACATACCAGCTGTATGAGGAATAGGTTTACCATTATCACGGTCTTTAAGAGTAATAGTTCCGTCCGGCATACGATTGTATTGAGAAATCCAAAGAGCTTCTTCTCCCATAACTCTCATATGGATATTGAATTGACGCATCTCTTCATTAATCCACAAACGACTCTTACCACCATCTGTACCTTCAAATTCATATTCAGTGATAACATTAGCTAAGTTACCAGCTATTTCTTTACTATGACGATAAATTTCAAGCTGACTTGTCATTTTACCTGGTCCCATAGTATTAGAACGGTTACCCTTAGAATATGATTCAGAAACTGTCGGACGAGTCATTGACCAATACTTACCTTTACTCAACAGGTCTGGGTCAACATAAGCCTCAGGATTAACTCCATCAAGTTTCAGAATATAACCATATCCATAAGCTGATTCTCCTAAGTCTTTTTGAATACGAACAGAAGTCTTACCATCAGGAGCAATCAAACCATGTTGTTCAATAAACCAATGAGTAGAGAAATGAACTTCAAATTCAGTTCCTCCAAGTCCCGGTTTAGTAACCGCAACATTGAAGTATGTTACAAAGTCTGTAAACTTCATACGTCCCATTGTTTTCCAAGTCCACTGAATAGTATCAATATCTTTGACACCAAGAGAACCTTGACCTTCTGTCATAAAAGTCAATGGAAAACGGTCATCGTCCATTCCATAATTATATGTAAGAAAACTGTTAATTTCAACAGGTTTCGTCAACTGCAAATTAGCGATAGATTCTTCATTAGAATAACCTCTATCATCATAATTTCCAGTACTAATTACACGCATTTTATACATACACGTAACAAAATTTAGTTATTGATTAATAGCCAAAATCTGTATTACCTCCTTTTGGCTTATTAGAGGTTGGCGGAACTATGCGAGCTGTACGTCTGCTATTATCTTTAGCTACAAGTCGAAGTTTTTTAACTTCTTGGTCTTTAATTGCTAAATTAACTAAGTCAGCATAGCTACCACCAGTGAATCGAAGATATGCACGAAGTAGTGAATCGTCTCGTCTTTGTTCGGGAGTCATAGCAGCTAAGTCATTATTATAACGACTATTACCATTTTCATCTACTTGATAAACGTAATTAAAAAAGTCATTAGGAGTAGCAGCTATTTTCTTTCCATCTTTATTAATAATAATAGTTTCCGGAATCTCATAACCAGCAATCTTACGACTTTTAATTGTTTCTTGAACTCCTGTCCAATAAGCAGTTTCTTCTTGTTGCTGACGAATAGCAGCTTCTTTAGCTTCTTGTGCTATTTGTTCTTTATAAGCATTATCTGCATCTACCAAACCTTGTAGTTCTTCTTGTGCAGTAGCGAACAAAATTCCTTTATCTTTAAGATATTGAATATATTCATCTACATTACCACGTCTATCAAACTCTCTAAAACTTTCACGAATAATAGCTTCTTGTTGTGCTATATTCTTTTCATCAATAGTTATATTACTTCTATCTTTTACTTCTCCAAATCCTTCAAGAGAATTACCATTAGCAACATAATAGTTAAGAACATCTTGTATAATAGGATAAGTTTCAATAAGTCTGTTTACACCAGCTTCTGCAAGCTCATCTTCTCTTTGTTCTATAACCGAATCAATATAAGCAGCAACACCTTCAGGAGTATTGTCAAATTCAACAGGATTACCATCTTCTCCAACAATATCTATACCAAGATGTTCTTTAATAGTATTAATACTCAGTTCTGTATTGTCGTTATTGTCGACATCAAAACCTTTAATAAATTCTTGTACATCCTTAGCTTCTTTAAAGATATTACCATCTTTATCAATTAAGTTACCATCTTTATCAACGGTATAACTATCATCTCCTACTTCAATAACCGAACCTTCAACAAGTTCAACATCTCCGTCTTGAGAACCAGTATCTTTATTACCGTCTCCATTACCACCATTATTATCTACAGTAGCATTACCTCCATTGTTATTATTATCATCAATGTCTGTAATATTACCATCACCTGTACCAGCAATATCTTGTTTGCCAGTATCCAAATCTGTTACTGTATCACTAGCACCACTATTTGCAGTAGTTTGATCACTAGTACTTCCATATCCAAAGTCAGGCATATATCTTTATGTTTATTGGTTAATACATAGCAAATATAATTTCTATTTGTTCCACAACTAATACTTGATTCTCTAGTTAGTCCTATACCTATTTAATTTTTATATCTATTTAATTGCTGCTATCGGTCTGATTCTGATTTGATTTGGTGATCGATACACATATAGACCTATAATGCTTGCTCACTGTGAGACAAAAAATCTTATCGTGAACAATTCATCGGATTAAGCCGAAAGTCCTTTGTAGCTCAATTCTGCGCCCCGTAGAGGATATGATGAAATGTAAATATAAACGAAAAAGCCTGCTACTACCTTCACAGGCAATAACAGGCATAATAACAACCGAATCGCAATCTAATTAAACAACTATATTATTTCTTAGTCTTTGGTTTATCAAATCTATTCTTATTTTCTTTTGCAACTTTAAGTTTAATATCACTATCATACATTTTAGCAGCAATTTCTTTATCTTTGGCTTGAGCTTCAAGATATATCCTTTCTCGTTCCATACCTATCTTTTGTTGCTCAAGATTATTAGAAGCTTCTTGCATACGTTGTTCAGCAGCAGCTTTAGTAGCATCACTAAGACCATTATCAAAGCTCATAATGTTAGCATTAGCTTTAATCATTTCTATTTCACTATCTAGATATTTCTCTAATTCGAGAGTTTGTCTATCTTGTTCACCTTTAGCTGCAATTTTATCAAGTTCATATTGTTGTAACATTTGTGCATTTTGTGCATCAAGTTGTTTCATTTGTTCTTCATGTTCTTGATTTAATTCAGCTAGTTTATCAAGTTGCTTTTTAATTTCCGCAGAGTTTTCTCCTTCAATAGCAGCAGCAGCCATTCTCATATCTCCATTTTGAGCAGCACTAAAAGCTAATTCTCTATATTGCTCAAGTTTCTCTTTTTCTCTTCCAGAGAGTTTACATTTAACTACATAATCAGCAAGTATATGAGTATTAACGTCAAGAGACATATAACGAATTTGATTATTATCATCTCGATAAGAAGTATTAAGTCCGTCTATCCAAGCTAATTTAGAATAATCAATATCTCTATTATAATCATGTTCTCGCATAATATCAAACATAAACTCAACAATAACACTACCCATAGACCCACGAGCAATAGCTTCTTTGGTAGTACCTTTACCGGCAGATGTAGCAATCTCTCCATAACGTTGAGGAGTCATATCTACTTGATACATTGCTTTCTGTTCATTAGCTGTAATAAGATTTGTTAGTTGAGTAATATAATCTCTTGTATCTGCATTCAACATACGAATCTGTCCAGCTTTTAACATACCAGCGTCATCAGTATCATCAATATAAAGTACTCCATCAGCAGCCATTTTATATATAGTATCTTCCGGATATTTGCCAAGAAGAGAACGGGCAATAAGAAGTACATTAAGTTTGTTTTTAGCTATTGTCATCTCTCTATGATAAGCAACTATATTACCAAATACTTGATAAGGTAATAAAGTGCTTATAATACTAAATCTACCATAACCTGGAATAAGTTCCATTAAACCGTTATATGGAAGTTTACCATTACGATTATAAGCGATAGGTCTATATTTATAAGGATAAATAGCTGTATTACGAGTACCTATACGAACTGATTCATATACTTGTGGTTCCCATACCCATTCAATACTAATATCTCCAAGTTCAGGATTTAATACATATTTCTCATCAACTATAGTTTCAGTGATAAAACCATTAACTTGAGTTTTAAGAATACCTCGTTTTGCTTCTCCTCTCCAAACAACGTGCCATACATCATAAAGACCATTATTCATATCTCTAGCCATAGGACGGTCATCTTGATATTTCTTACGTTCATCTGCTGTAAACTTACCACAAACATCTTTATTATAAGAATAGTATTTATCAAAATTAAGAAGAGCACGTTCTCCAACAGTACCTACTGTATCTCTAGCATAGAAAGTATTAAGAAATTCAATTTGGTCTTTATCTAGATAATCAGCAAATTCATCCATTATTTGTTGATAACTAAGTTTACGACGTTCAGCAAACATATCATAATCTTCTACAAGTAGATTATCATTAGGTACAGGATAAGCATCACGAACACTTACTACACGTTTTATAAGTTTGTTGCCAGCAATTTCAGTATATGTATAAGCTCTACCAAACGATACAAATTCAAAATAAGCTCTAATATAAAGTGCTAAATCATCAGTTAAATCACGAATTACATTAAGAAGTCTTTGTCCTTGAATAGTAATATCGTCAATATAATCTTCATTAAACTTCTTAACAAATTCTTCTATATTAATAGCAGTAGAAGGATTAAATTGTTCAGGTTCGTTACCTTCATTAATAAATTGTTGATAAGCTCTTTCTATTTCTCCCGCTATTGCTTCTTCTGCAAGACCCATAAGTTCTTGATTAAGTTTTGCGTTTTTAGCTAAAACAACTTCGGGATTATTAGCTCCTACTATAAAATCATGAGGAGCTTTAAGATATTCTCCAACGAATCTCCTAATAACTCCGCTCATCATATCATAGTTTCGCATTGTAGCAGGAAAACGTTTATATTTATCTTTAGTAGCATTATAAGGATTAAGAGCTTTACGATAATATTCTTCTGGTATATTACCATGAAGTATATCAAGCATTTCATCTACATCACCATCTTCTTGAGAATCTCTAATACTTTGTGCTAAAGCTATAACTCCATCGCAACAATTAGCATACCATTCAGCCTGTTGGCGTTCTTCATAACTAACCCTTTGAGAAGGGAAGTAATTTCTAGGAAAAGGATAATCCATAACTTCTTATTTAATTTAAAACCATTCACGTTCCATTATACTTTGTTGGTCTTCCGTATCTTCAATTTTCTTACGAGAAGCCAATTCAATCCTACCTTTAATATCAATACTTTTCCAATATATCCCAATTAATAACATTTCGGATACTCGGTCAAAGTTTCCCATAGTATTCCATTTCTTAATCTCTAATATAGCTTGATAATCATATATACGATGAAACATATATACAGGTTCACCATTTTCATCTTTACCAATTTCTGTCCAAAGGAACTCTTTAAACAGTCGTAGAGCATCAAGTTTTCTAGTACCTTCTGTTATAACATAACCATAAGTACTACTTGTTTTTTCTTTTATAGTGGCATCCCAAACATAAAGAGGTTCATGCGCTAAATATCTAAGCATTTTCCATTTCTTAAAGTTAGATACAGTTTCACCTCTATTGACTTCCGGTATTCCAGTTCCAACAGCATTATACCATATACATAACATAAGAAATATATAATCAGCTTCTTCTAGTTTCTCAGGACGACCATAATAAGCAGCACACATTTTAAGTTTATAACCGTTCCGGTCACTAGGCATTTCCCAAACATGAATGCTATTATGAGAATGTCTATCAGTAATTTCATTTTTATCTTTATCAATACCGACAGGGTCATAAGTAACAGCATAAGTTCCAGGTTTAATCTCACGAACACGTTTATCATTAATATAATATTCATCATATTCGGGAGCAAACCAAACTCTTACACAACCATATGGGTCTTCATTACCTTTACGAGGAACTCCTTGAATCCAATCATAAACCTTAGCATTTGGGTTTTCAGCTTTTATACGAGCATTACTTTTAAATACTATATTGCCAGCTTCATTTCTAAATAATTGTCCATCTACATAAAATTTATAACTATTATCTACACGAAGTTTTTCTTCCCACATATTAAGTTTCTCTCCAACAAATATGTTTTCACTTGCAGTACTAAATGATTCAGCAGGGAATAAAGCTCTTTGTCCAATATAGCCAAGATAATCAGAAAAAGATTTAGCATCTTTTTTCTTCTTAGCTCGTCCACGAGCAGCAATTTTAAGACCTATTTCTATATTACTATTACCCCATTTATCAACTCCTGGTACTCCATCTATAACACCTTCTATGCCCCAAGCAAATGATTTAAAGAATCCACAAATCTCAGTACGAGCGTCTTTATCCCATACATTTTCAAAAGGTATAAAATTATAAGCAAGAGGATTATAAAAGTTCTGTTCAAATATTTGCATATTAGTAGCAGTAGCAGTTCCCCAAGCAACTAACATACCGGTAGTAATATCTCCGACAGTCATCGCAGGTTCAGTAACTTTCATAAATTCGTCAAAATTCTGCATGGTAGATAACTCTTCTACATTAACTCCAACAGCATCTTTACCAATAGCACAGTCAGGGTCGTTATTTGCAGATACACTAATAAGAGAACTTTGCCAACTATCTTCTGCTTCAACTCCATTAGATAATCTATATCCAAGACGAAAGTCTTCAACATTAGGACTAAATATTCCTCTTCTAAACGGAGTCTTTTCTTCGTAGAACTTTAAGTTAGATACAGCAAAGTCCGTAAGTCCTCCTTTCTTAATAAGATATTTCTTATCAGCAGCTACATTAATAAATACTTTATGTTTTCTAAGATTAACAGCATTACTAGCTCTAGCCGCCATCATATAAGAAAAACCACCACGACGAGTCTTAACAATAATAATATGAAAACCATTATCTTTAGCAAATTGAAGTACATTATGTGTCCAATATTGAGCATCAATAAATTTAGGAAAAGCATATTTCTTTTCAGCAGTAGATACATTCTTACCAACAACTAAAGTACTATCATCAGTAAGCTCCATGCGAGTATAATTAAGATAATTATAATAATCTCCTGTAATATGAATATCTTCTATATGTCCGTATTCATTAAGCCAGCATGGCGCATCAAAACCATTTTTACGTCTATCACATTCTCTTCTACGAAGTTGTCTATGTGGAATACTATCTGGTTTATAATTAGTGTACTTACCTTCTCGTAGATAAGTATCAGCCATCACTGTAAATAGATTAGTATTAACGAAACGTCCACGTCTAATATTCATAAGAAATCCACCGCTATCTCCTATAAGAAAATTATTATAAGGGTCATAATATCCTGCCTCAGTAGCAGTTTTATATCGACTCTTATCTTCTTCTAAAAATTCACGAAATGGATAAACTTCTTTATTAGCCATATCTTATTTTATCAATAGAGTTAAAACAAGAACGGCGATACTACCAATAGCAGTACCGCCTAATATCTTGTTTCTACGTTTAGTAGAATTAATCTGTTTCTGTAATATCTGGACATTATTATAACATTTACTAAGTTCTACTTTATATAAACTATCTAAAGTATTATACTTAAGTCTTTCAAATTTAATAATAGTATCTTTAGCATTAATAATGCCAGGACAATGTTTATGTTCAATCAACTTAACATTAGCTTTGCGAATTAAGTCGATTCTGACATTTACTATTGTGTCGTTCCCCCGTAGGGGATGTGGAGATTCAGTTTGACACCAGCCGTTCAAATAACTCCAAACTAGCACTGTCATTAAGACTATTAGCTTCTTTAACTTCATCTTCAATAGTATTTTTAATATTAACAATTGTACTATCTTTTTGAGTAATAACTAATTCGATAGAATCAATTCGGACTCTATTAATAACACTATCTACATTTGTTAATCGAGTAAGTTCACTAATACTACTACTTATTTTATTAATTAATCTCACTTCATAAACAGTAATCAACGCTATGATTACTTGTATTATTAATATCTTCTTCATATCTTTATCGAATTAGTTATTGATTATTAGAAACCCGTATTTTAGCATATTACTTAATATCAGCAAGAATGTTCTCAAGTTCTTTTGTCCATTTACCGTCTTGCGGAATATTAACAATTCTTTGAGCACATTTTATAGCAGTACGTTGTCCAGCATTAACATTCATATCGAATAACTGTTCTGCAACTTCTTGACTTTTAAAATTGTCAAGATTAAAGCAGTTCCAATAGTTCTTTTTATATAAGTCTTGAACAGCTCTTTCAAGCTGTGGAGTTTTCTTAGCAATAGCTGCAAAAGTTTTAGGATGATGTTTCTTTAAGTCGTCTAATATTATCCAACCTATCCAATTAGGATTAGCTTTACGAGAAACTCCTTTATAAGTTTCCATGCCAGCATCATCTTTATCATTAACATATCCACCTTCCGCTACTTCTAATTTCTTATAAGCTTTAATAAATTCAGCCATAACCTATTATTTAATAGTATAAAAAGCTACAAAACAAAGACCAAATATAATACCAATAATGTCACAAATCAAATCTTTAGCGGAAAACTCTGTTTTCTTTGCGAACTTATCATATAGTTCTTTTCCAATTCCAACACATAGCACAATTAGTATTGCTAACCATAAGTCCATCAATGGAACTAATGCCATAATCAACATCATACATACTAATAAATGAGCTAATCCATCAGCTCCTAAAACAGCGATAGAGTTACTAATTAGCAACTCTATCTTTATAAGGAATTTCTTCATAATTTAATCTCCCCAAATAAAATAATAACCTCGTCTTTGAAATTGTGGTCGTTTAAGACCTTCATTTCTATCGCATACAACTCGTATATCAGTACTAGTAGTTACGATAGATTCAGCAGCCCAATATGCACTAGCATATTCTTTCTTTTCGCCAGATTCAATATGAATACGAATAACTTTTCTAGGACGACGATAATCATCTTTGAAAAATAGTTTTCGTTTACCGTTCATATCTTTGTCTTCTTTAATATTAGCGTTAAAATCCATAATATTTTATTCATTAAGAACTCTATTAATCCAACCTCTTAAAAATTTTATGTTGTTGCCTTTACCTGCTATATCATTATAATAACGAATACGTTCAAGTTTATACTTAGCAACAAATAATTCAGAACTCATTGTACTATCAGTACGAATAATCCTAAGACTATCTTGACATCTACGAAGTTCTTCTTTAAGATAAACAACTTCTTGAATAGTCATAGAATCAGGAGTAGGAACATATACAATTTCTTTTATAGGTAAAGTAGTTTTATCATTAGTACATTCATTAAATACAGCACCAAATATAAATATAATACTAATACCTGCAAATACTTTATAAAGTAAATCCTTCATTATAAATCAAGTTTAAATTGTGTATTAACAGCACCAGCTTCAAGCTGCATACGTCTATCATTAAGTATTAGTTCAATTTCTTGTTTTCGATAAGGCATAACATAGAATGTTGTTTTCTCTTTAGGATTCTCTTTAATATGATAAAGACCGTCAGGAAAACGTTTAGGTTGTCCATACTCATTCAATTCAAAATCAGAATCAATATGACAAAGCCACATTCCAACACAAGGAATACCAAGAATAAATTCTACAGCATAAGCATACATACTAAGTTGTAGATTGTATATAGAACCATTACAATTTGGAAGGTTATTAACAGGTGCAAGAAGAGTTTCATCTTTAGTTACCCAATCACTTGTAAGTTGGACAGGTTTTTGTCTTTTATCTTTTTTGAAATATCCAGACTCAAATTTAAGTCCTCCACGATTAGTTTTCCAATCTCCTATAACCATTCTATCTTCTCTAAGAAGAAGAACGTCAATAGTTCCACTGACTAACCAATCTAAAAGAAACATTCCAATTTCAGCATAAATCTGATAACCAGCATTTGTATATTGTCTGAATACATCATATATTTCGGGATACTTATGTTCGGTTAATTCTTCAAACTCTTCAACATCTAATATCTTATAATTACCAAGTATTGTAGGAATATCAGCAACTGTAATCATTTGTCCATCCGAACGTTCATCTAGATATTGAATAGCTTTCTTAAATTGACTTCCACCTTTTATACCATCTTCCAAACCATTATGAGTATTAGAACCACGTTCGCAAGCTTCATCGCGAATAGTATCCCATTGTTTTTCTAACTTCTTCTCAGATATTCCCAACTCTTTGGATTTCTTCTTCAACCAATAAGTCTTATCAAACTTCGGTTGATATTGGTGTAAGATAGTAGTAGTACTGATATAGCTATTCCCTAATGTATCGGTATATTTATGTTGAGGTTCATCAAAAACTAATCGAACATCATTATATCTTTTATCTCGTAGTTCTAACATAATTCTTATATTTATTCTTCGGTCATAGAACTTAATATCGTAACACCTCCACGAGCAGTTTGTTGTTCTTCTTCGTAAAGTAGATTTTCTTTTGCAGTATTAAGAGCTTTCATAATATTAGGTAATTCAGCAGTTTTCTTATTAAGATTATCCATAATACCTATTACAGTATTACTATCTTCAATACTTAATTCTCCATTAAGTTTATTAGTAAGCATTTCATTCATTTTATTAGCAGCTAATACAACATTATGAATACTTCTAAGAAGTGTTTCAACGGCAGCTCCAGCAACAGTTATTTCTGCTTCATAATAACGTTTAGCAAGTTTCCATACTAACAAATCTGGTTTATAATTAGCAGGTAAATCAAAGTTTTCAATAGCTTTTTTAATAGCTTCATTATCACTAAGTCCTTCTTGTTTACAAGGTCCTTTTGGGTCTGCAAGATAATAAATAACTCCAACTTCTTTAATATATTGAGATTTATCTTTAGTTTTATCTCTAAGCCAAAGTAATTGAACATCCTTATCTAAAATCTGTCTAATATCCGGAGCTTTAGGCATTCCGGTATTATCAACAGTTAATAGTTTATCTACTCTAATTTTGTTAGCCATTTCCTACATTTTCTTGATAAGCAAGTTCTACATCCCAATCAAAATCAACTGCCGTCCAATATTTTAATACATAAAGATAAACATTAGCATAAGCATCTCCGAATGCTTTCTTCTTCTCCATCCATATCTTCAAGTTCTTCTTTCTGAAAGTATTCATCTTTCGCTTATGTATCTCAGCATTCTGCAAGTCTATCTTCTCTTGTCTCATCACCTTCTTACAATACGCTACATAATCTTCACGAGATAGCTGAGAACGTTTCTCTTTAAATTCCTTATAATGTTTTATAAGAGCCATCTTAATAGGACTTCTACGAATATTACCAATATAAGGCAATTGAACACATTTACCAGCTAATAGTTGAGCGGTAGCTTCTTTTTCTAAAGAATCAATAATAGTTTTACATAATATTCTATCATCATCAACAACAAAATCAATATCATCAAGAATATTATCAACATCTTTATATATTAAAACATAATCATCATCTAATTCAGAACTCAAAGGTTGTCTTTTAGGTTTTGGTACTTTAAATTCCATATCATTACTTGTAAATTAAGAAGCAATAGAAAGTTTATGACGTTTAAGATATGCCGATTGATTTCGTTCCCCCGTAGAGGATGTGGATAAAAGCAGTATCATAACTTCTATTGCTCCATCTTTAAAACTAATAGCAGATAATTTTAATTCGCAAGTCCAGATTGTTCTCCATTAGCAACCATAGGTGCTTTAGGAACTTTAAACGAACATTCAGGTACAATATCTTTTTTATAACCTCCTGCAATATCATTAACAGGAATCATACGAAAGTCTACAAAGTAACAATCCGGAGCAAGTTCTTTAGCTTTGAAGTCTGAACAAGTACCATCGTTAAAATAAGCTCCTGTAATAATAGCTTTAGAAAGTTCTTCATCAGAATTACAATAACGACCAACAGTAGTAGGGTCTAGAACATTTTGCGGAATATTGATAAGAACAGAACGTTCAAGATTTGCTACCGGAACAATAAGTCTGTCCATAACTTCGCAACCGTTAGCGTTAGTATCTCCTTCATGAAGTTTTGCAAGAACAGGTATGCACTTAACCATACTTGTTTTATTGTTCTTTACATTGCTAACTACTCCATATAAACGCTCTTTATAAATAAGAGCAATAACAGCGTAATATTGAGGAACTACAATACCTTCAAGAAGTTTCTCTAAATCTTCCTGTTTAATCTCTTCAAATTCGGTCGGTACTAGAATGTCATACGACATTTTGTCACTTTCAATTCTAATCATGTTAGTTATTTATTTGGTTTAACAATAGCATCAAGTCCTAAAGCTCCAATTTTAAGCTTACTAGGTTTAATATCTTGTTTCTGTTTAGTTCGTTGTCCCGAACGATAAACATAATTAATTTCTTGTGATTTATTTGGTTCTTGTTTCATATCAAAAATTCGTTTTGCACAACAGTACGCATTACGCGCGAGATTGGCAAAACAAAACTTGTTTTTAACAGTTTTTTAACATTCGCCTATATGAGTAAGGTACACACGCTCGCACGCGCGTATATAAGGTACGCCCACACACGCGCGTATAAGATGTTCATATACGCCCGTACCTGCACGTACACCTATATCGCGCACCCGTACACACGCGCGTATAAGATGTTCATATACGCCCGTACCTGCACGTACACGCCTGTTATTATCTATACGCCCATGTACACGTGCGCACGCATACACATACGCACACACGCCTGTACGTACACGCAGGTTATTATTTTAATAATATATTACGTAGTAATATGTTATTATAGATAATTATATATAAATTCTGATAGATACTGATTCATATTCTATATTACTACGTAATATAGAATATACCGCGGTTCTTGGGTAGTGTATATAGATACAAGATATATATATAATATAATATATAAATATATTATATTATATATATATCTTGTATCTATATACACTACTGTAAGCTTACTGTTCCAGATTTTGATATAGAACTTTATACAGAACTTACTACCCTTACACTTTGGAATTATAGACCAGTTTGTCGTGGAGATGGAGATTGGGGAGATAGATTCAGATTTTACTTGCAGTTCCTGACGGGATTCGTCATGGAGATTTTGCTTAAGATTTTGCTTAAGATTTTGCTTAAGATTTTGCTTAAGGAGTTATTATAAGACGAGCTTAAAGAGATAATG